TTCCACTTGTAAATGACGGATGCGATTCCAGGTATCAACAGCGTCATCCGAAGCTTCGCATACTCGCCGCGTTGAACGATCTGTTGCTTAGAGAGCTTGCCGATCTCCCGTCGTCAGACCCTCAGTCGTCTGCCTCAGACGCCCCCGCTAAAACACCGCATCAAAGCCGTCCTAGAACAACGGTCGTGCGGACAACGCTGACGACGGGAGCTTGATTATGGCCGTATGAACAAGTTTATCTCACAACGAAACCACGAAACTGGAGAGATAGAGCAGATTGAAACGTTTGAGCTATGCTGCCCTAGCTGTTTAAGACCAATTCGATGCATCGTGGACAGGGACTCTCCGCTTCATAGCTGGAAGGAAGAAGCTGAGTATTACCGAGACTTTTCTCACCAGCTTTCCAAGCGACTGGCCTTTTCAGAGATGTTACTGAGGACAAAATTTAAGGGATTCCAATGACCCCTGAACAAGAGAAGCAATACGCGGAGGTGTTTGAGAAGGTGCAACAGAAGATAATGGAAACGCCTTGGATGCCACCGCTTCCTAAGTATCCGCCGCCCGGAGGCTGGATACAATTCGTCAATCCGCCTGAACCACCGAAAGAGGAAGGATCGCTTTGTGAGTGACTTTGTAATCAAGGATGCAAGCCGACAAGGCGTTAAGCCGTTAATCGGCCTTTATTCAGAATCCGGCTGCGGCAAGACCTATTCCGCGCTCTTGCTCGCCCGTGGGATTGTCGGGCCTTCTGGCAAGATCGTTCAGATCGACACCGAAGCAGGCCGTGGCGCTCTATATGCCGACGTGATTCCAGGTGGCTACAAGACTCTTGAGATGAGCGAACCGTTCTCGCCCGCTCGCTACATCGCCGCTATTCAAGCCGCTGAACAGTCAGGAGCCAAGATCGTCGTCATAGACTCAGCATCGCACGAATGGGAGGGTTTGGGAGGCGTGTTGGACATGGCTGCCGAAAGCGAGGCAAGGAGCGGTAAGGCTGGGCTTCACAACTGGAAGATTTGCAAAATGGAGCATTCAAAGATGATGCTCAAGCTGCTGCAATCACCATTGCCAATGATCGTTTGTTTGAGGGCAAAGTATAAGACTCGGCAGACAAAAGAAAACGGAAAAACGGTGATCGTGAAGGACGAGAACACGAGTCCCATACAGGATGAATCGTTCATCTTTGAGATGACAGCGCACGCTGAGATTTTACAGGACCATTCCATTCGACTTACCAAGTGTTCGCATCCGGCGCTACGTTCCTGTTTCCCAGAGAAAGGGCCACTCACTGAGAAACACGGGGAAGCGATTGCAGCTTGGTGCAACGGTGGATCGAAGCCACAGGCTGCTGCGAAGGAACCTTCCGCAGCAGCCCAAGCCACCGAGAAGACACGCGCATGGGCGCTCGATCAATTGAAGGCTTACGATCCGGCGTTGTTGCAATCGTATTTCGAGCAAGTGGGATGGATATTGCCAACGGTCGAGACGGTGAACGAATGGCCTTTGTCAAAAGTCCCCACCAGCAAAGCTGCGATCACAGAGTTGATGGGTAAGATCGAACAATTCAGAGAAACAGGGAGCGTATGACTGAACTCAAGAACCCGTTCACGAACGCGAAGGTGATCGGCGCGAACACGGACCCTGATGCGTATCATCGTCCCAACGCCAAGCGCGGCGATCCTCAACTGTCCATGTCTCGAAGCGATCTGTGCGAGTTTGCTCGTAATCCGATTCGCTGGAGAAATGGCTATCGCTCTGAGGAAACCGATTCGACCTCGTGGGGTGGCCTGATTGATTCGTTGTTGCTCGAACCCGCCGACCGATTCGCCAAACGCTACGCCATCACGCCGCGCACCTACCCGGCACCGAAGACCCACGCGAAGGTCAAGTCCGGCGAGATCAAGGAAGGCGATCCGCTCGATTGGACCGGGAACGCGACGTACTGCGCGAACTGGAAGGCTGCACAGAGCGGCAAGGAATTCGTCAAAGAGGACGATTACGAAAGGGCTAAAACGGCTCGTGAAACTGTCTTCGAGCATGAATCTGTGGAAGACGTTTTGTTCGACGCGGATCTTCAAGTCATGGTCGTCGCCGAATACCACGACAAAGACACCGGAATCCTTGTTCCCGTCAAGGGACTGATCGACATCGTGCCATCACTATCTGACACAGCGACAGGCAAGATGTTGATCGACTTCAAGACCTGCACCAATGCCGCAATGCACGTTTGGGAAAAGTCCTGCTTCACCTACGGGTATCACGTTCAAGCCGCGATGTATCTCGACCTTTACACGGCTGCCACTGGCGACGATCGAAACACGTTCGCTCACATCATCCAGGAATCGTTCGAGCCGTTCCATGTCGAGAAGCGCATTCTATCGCAGGAATTCGTTGAGCTTGGACGCCACCAGTATATCACCGCGCTCAAGCAATACTGTCAGTGCCTCAAGACGGGCGAGTGGCCCGGTTATCCGGCGAGGACTGTGATTAACGGTTGGGGGCTTACCGAACCGGCTGCGTGGATGCTTGGCGTATGACCCCTATCCAGACCGTCAAGAAGGTTGTCTGCAAGAGATACGGCGTGACTGATGCGCAGTTGTGCTGGAAGACGCGAGGGCCGAAAGAATGGTCGTGGCCGCGACAGGTTGCCATGTGGATTTGCGTGAGACAGGAACTTGGCAGCCACGAAGAAATCGCCAGTTCGTTCAACAGAATATGGAACGACACGGTGTATGCCTACAACAAGGTTCAGTCCGACGTGATGAACTACCCGTTCCTCAGAAAAGAAGTCGATGACGTGCTGAATTTGGCAATCAACGAAATGGAATTATGATACCAGCGAAAGATTTTGCGGAACATATTTTAGGGCTTTGTTCGGCTGGAAACATGAGCGATTTGTTGCTTCCAGAACTCACTGTTTTAGTGCAGCGGATTCAACAGGACGCCCTTGATAAAAACGGCGCGATGACAAAATGCTCCGTCCAAAGACTGGAAGCGTGGATGAAGGAAATAACAGACGTTCTGTGTTACCAACCAGACATCCCAATGGATCACAAGACGTGCATAGTTAATGCGCTTAAACTATTCCAAAACGAGATATGAAACCTGCATCTGAATGGACCGATCATATATCTGGCTTGATAGATTGCTTTATTCCGACACACATGGTGGGTATCTATAACGAGGAACTTGCGAACATCGTTCGCCGTATTCAAGAGGACGCGCTGAACACCGAAGCTGCGAATCACACGAGTATGATTCGTTGCTGCAATCACACAGCGTTGCTCGATTGGGCGGCTGGTATTTGCGAAGGCATAGTCTCCGTGCAGGTCGGAAGTTCTGTTACTTTGCATCAGGCCCAAGAATGGTTGCGGTCTTACCATTACGAAAAGGATCGTTACGTGGTTGTTACGCAAAAAGGTTACACACATGAAACCAAGACGATGGAGATCAAATAGACGAAAACCGCCGCGTCCTGCGTGGTACGATATACGCGATTTACGCACTGGCGAGATTTCTTTTGCAGTTTGGATGCGTAACTCGTTCTGGATTCCAGAAAAAACAGGAATGTACAGCTACCTCATCACTGGCCTTTCCGATTATCATTGGCGCGGCCCAATTCGTGGGATCTCGGCAGACGACAGGAAGAACTATCCGTTTTTGAAACCCAAACCAACATTCATCGTGAAGTTGGGAATGTGACGCTATGAAGATCAAAAGCGCAGGAGAAAACGCAGACCACCGAGAGTGCGTTGTATATTACATAGTGTTCGATAGCGTAGGGCAGATTCCAATCGCCATGTTCCTTGAACAGGAAGACGCCATTAATTGGGTGAACAAGCAACAACCAAACTGCTGGATCGACGCGTTCGCTTTGAACGTGAAAGTGTGACCTATGTATTTCGCGATGATCATGTGGAAGGACAGAGAAGTCGGCCCTGTCACGCCCGAAAACGGAGATGGCGCGAAGCTTTGGGCCACTCGACAAGAGGCAGAGAAAGCTATCAAAGAAATGCCGCTATCAAAGTCCAAAGAAATCCGAATCTTCGACTTGGACAACTGCGAATGATCGACGTGCCACATATTGCAAAGAACGCGGACGGGTTCCCGATGGAAGTTCCTTGTTGGGATACCGTCAAAGAGTCTAGAAGCCAGTTCAAAGCGTTACTCTGGTGCTCGCGTGGTCACGTTTGTACGATCTGTGGTCATGAACACACGATTTCAGATGACGGAACGGTTTCTCCGTCGTGCGTCTGCCCTAGAGAAGGTTGCACGTTTCACGAATTTGTAAGGCTCGTTGGGTGGGAGAATCGAAATGAATAATCGAGTCTGTATTGTTTGCGGTGCCAGGGTGACGAACATGAACCCAAAGGCAAATACATGCTCAAGTCGATGCACGCGCAAACGCGATGGTAAGCCCGATCTGGAAATCATATTCAATCACTGTTTGGTCTGCCAAAGTCCGATTGAGGATAATGCAACACATTGCAATTCCTGTGGGGCAAATGATTTTGAACAATGAAAATTAAATTTGAACCTCGCGACACCTGGGTGGGTATCTTTTGGGATCGAGCCGGGCGCGTCACGACACTGGAAACAGACAGACAGTATTATCGAGTGTATGTCTGCATCGTGCCATGTCTCCCGATAATCTTCACGGTGTCTCGAAACATCCCAAAACACCGAAGATATGAAAACTGGTAGGAGGAATGAAATCTCCGATCATGCACACGATAATTTGGTTGTAACCCAACTCGAATCTGTTAGCGTCTGATCTACTGTTACTGTTTGTAGGCTGCCAAGCCGCTGGACACGGCTATAATAAAAAACACTCATGCGAGTTAATCAAATTCCCAAAGCACGACTGGAAGAGGGGTTTTCGATGCGCCGCCCGGCGTCGTCGGCTTTTTCCCTGTCCAATCCGGTCGTGCCTTGGGGCTTTGATTATCCATGAAACTCTACAGAATCCGAGACTGGCAGGAGTTGTACGAGAACAACCGATCACGCACTGTTAAGGATCTTTCGTGGGTGGCGATTCCAAATCGGCACGACGGCGAGAACTACACCATGATTATGAGCCACAAACGAGGCTCAGAAATCTTCTCCGCGTTCATCCTCATGGTCGAAGTAGCCTCCAAATGCAGGCCCAGGGGAACCCTCATCCGAGACAACGGAAAACCCCATAACCCGATCAGTCTATCACTCAAATGCAGGTGCCCGGCATCTTGGTTTGAAATCGCCATCGAATATCTGTCTGAGAACACAGATTGGCTTGAATTTGAGGACATTGCATCAGGGTGTCAGGAGCCTGTCAGCGCCCTGTCAGCGTCCTGTCAGGCAGGTGACGAAGAAGGGAAGGGAATGGAAAGGAAAGAATTGAATGGAAAGAATGGAACGTATCCGCCCGAAAGCCGCGTCGCACTTTACTTCCTCAATGAGCAATCAGGACGCAACTTCAGAGAGACGGCTGAGAACCTTGGGTTCATAACAGCAAGGCTTAAAGAGGATGGGGTGGACATCGAAGGGGTTAAGAAGATGATTGTTCGTCAATGTTCCATTTGGAAAGGGACGGCACAGGCCGAATATCTACGTCCGCAGACGCTCTTTAACGCCACCAAATTCGATGCCTACTACGCAGCCAAGGATGTTCCCGTTCAAACCTCGTTACCGATCCAGAAAACTGAATCCAAACAAATCCAGGAAACCATCAACGTTCCAACCTTATGAATGAAATCGTTACCCCAAGCGAAGTCCTTGATCCGTTCCTCGCGAAGATGAAGGCAATCGAAGATTCCATGACGCCTGAACAAAGGGCCGCTCGCGAGGCTCGATATGAGGAGTCCAAACGGCGTGATTATGAAATGAAGGTGAACCAGTTCAGGTACGATTGGGGCGCTCCTAAGCGGCACGTTGAAACTGCCACGGTCAAAGAAGGGCCGTGGGGTGAGAAATACAGATCCATCGCCGCAATGCTGGGCAGCGGGTTCATGATCGCCCTGATTGGTGGCCGTGGCAGCGGGAAAACCCAAATGGCTGTGCAATTGATGAAGCACGCAACCGCCAAGCTCACTTCAGCCAAGTTCATCACCGCCGTTCAGTTCTTCATGGAAATCAAAGAAACCTACAAACGCGACTGCGATAGCGCCGAGAACGACATTCTCGAAAAGTTCTCACGCCCGTCACTGCTCGTCATCGACGAAATCGGCAAGCGCGGCGGGTCCGACTGGGAAAACAACCTTCTCTTTGAACTTCTGAACCGACGTTACAACGACATGAAAGACACCATCATGATCGACAACCGCTCAAAAGCTGACTTCATCGAAACCATAGGGCCATCAATCGCCAGCCGTATGTCCGAAAACGGCGGTATCATCGAGTGCAACTGGCAATCCTTCCGTAACCCCGAAGAATCAAAGAAAACCCCGCAAATCCATTCCTGAGTCGATTACGGCCCATTCCTACGCCTCGCCGCCAACCGATCAAACGTCCCCTCATCCCCACGCTCCATGGCCTTCACCGCCGCCGCCTCACCGTTCAGCGGCTTCCCCCGCTTCCTCAATCGCTCTTTCCTCTTCGCGTCCCGATTATATGCCCTCCTGGCTTCCTCGTCCCTGATCGACCGATAATGCTGGTAGTTCGTGATAATCCAACCCCAGTCCCGATGGCTGTCCAAAACCATCAACCGCCTTCCCTCGTGCGCGTGTGACCGGCTTCGTGGATCTGGCTTCATCAACTCAATCAAACAAGCCTTCACCTTCGGCAACGGTAAATTGATCCTCCGCGCTATCGCTTCCGGCGTCATGTCCACCACCCCGTCCACGTCCGCCAGCTTCAGCATGTCCTCAAAAAAATGGCGCACCTCGTAATTCTCGGCAATGCTGGAATCGAAGATTTGCGCGAACACTTTCACGAACATTCTCCAATGTTGACAGCCACTTCATCCATTTGTCAATGACAAGTTTGACAGTCAGCAATGTCAGCCCATGCAGAAGGAGAAGAAGAAGGCGAAAAAAACGAACTCCAAAATTCCAGATTTCTTCAGAGAGGCGTATATCGTAGCACCCAGGTATTCGTGCGGGCCTACCGGGTGCACCCCGTGGGGACGGTCCAGGAAAAAAGGGGGGTCCAAGGCCATTGATGCGCACAATTCACAATTATATTCAATTCATAACGTTGTGGTTACAATGACTTACACAACTTGTGCTTTAGTGAACGTTAACGCAAATCGGGATTCGGATCGGAAACACCACAAGACGCCCCATGGCGAGCCGGGATGAAGATCCGCCACTGGATGGTGGTTTGGGCTTGAAATGTGGCTTCTGGGGCCTATCTTGGCGCAAAGAATGGCACTCCTGATGGAAGATCAAACGACAGTTGCGCCTCGTGGTTGGGATATGGCGATTGATCCAGCGATTTGGGCTAAGGTCAGAGAGAGATACGTGAAAGGCGATAGACTTACTGTACTTTCGGACGAGTTTGGGTTGAAATACGGGACGGTATCGAAGAAGGCGCAACAGGAGGGTTGGCGGAAACTACGCGAGGAATACGAGGAGAACAGCCGGAAAGCGGTAACAACGCCAGAGATTGAATTGCGCAATCGAGCAACGATTGAGAGGGCCTTGGGGCCGCAAGACGATTACATTGAGCAGGTATCGAACTATCGGGCGTCTGCTGAGGTATTGAGACGGGAGTTTGAAGCGACGCAAGAGGAGTTGAAAGATCCACCGGCGGATGTGAAAGATCGAGTAGCGTTGAGACGAACATTGATTCAGTTGCACGAGCGGATTCAAGAGGCTCTATCCATCCCATCTGTGAAGCCTGTTGAACTTCGGCAATCTGGCAGTGAGAAGCGAACACCGGCGATTCCTCTTGGCTGATTCGAGCATACTTATTTGTTATGCTCGGATGATGGACTTCGTTTGTAATCTTCAATGATGACGGCCTTATGCTGAGTATTAGTCTCACGAATGGGCTGTTTTTTGGACACACTGACAAAATAAGTGATTGCGTTGCGTTCTGTGTCGTGTATGGTTGCATCACTTCGAGGATGAACTTCGGGGTGAACAACGGGAACAAATTATGAGAACAAAAACAGAATGGAAGAAGATTCCGAGCGTGACCAGGCCGGGGAGATATTTCTACCGGTCGGGCAAGGTGACAGTTCGACAGTCGTTCATGACTGGGGATTGGAGTTATCAACGGGAAGGGTCAATTGAGGTGGGAGGTTTTAAGACTCCCGATGAAGCTAAGGCTGCGGCGGATTTGATGGCGCAGTAATTTGGGCAGTGAAACAAGAACAAGGAAATGGAAACTATGAGAACGACAAAAGACGACCGGCGGTTTTACGATGAGCAGCTAAAAATGGCTCGTCAACTATTGGCTCGGAAGGGGTTGGATGGGCTGGAAAATCCGCACGCAATGACGGGTCGGAAATGTGGCTGCGGGGATTGTTTTTGTTGCGCGGCGCTTGCTGTATTCAACGCGGCGCATGGCAGCCCGAAAATCTACTGGCGGGACCTTGACGCAAGCATTGATGTGATTGCGCGTGGAGCAGAATACCGAACAACAGGGGGAAGTCTGGTGTTTTGGATGGGGCATGAGGCAACGGAGGCAATGAACTATCTGGACGGGCGTACGGCAGAAAGGAGCGCAGCACGATGAAAAATCCTAACTGTGACGGAGAGCATTGTATTAAACAGCGCGGAGAGGTTCGCGTGCTGCCGACTGGGGGAGATTCAAGCGCGATACTGTGCCGCGAATGTTATTGGCGCGAAATGATGTTCCGGCACGTGCGCAACGAGAAGTTGAGCGACGATTGCAAATTCTCCATCCCAACTTGGGAATCGTTGCGGGTTTACGGCGCAGAGCAACCAGCCTGATCCCCTGACCCACGCTCCCGTGACAGGGGAGCCCAGTCAGCGGATTAACTGCTGAAGCGAAAGGACGAAATTATGAGACTGACAAAAAGGTACTTGGAGACGTGTGTAAAGTTGGGTTTTCGTGCAGACACTAAGTTTGTGACGTTGCGCGGGAATGTGATTGGTTTTACGTGTGGGAAACCCGACGAATTGAGAAGGCTGGCGCGGGCCGCGATTGCGAAAGCGAGGGGAGCATGAGCGAGCAGCGACATTACAGGCCGATTTTGGCACTCGGCTATCAGAGCGGCGACGGAACGATCCAAGTCACGGATGTTTTGTGTAATAATTTTCCTGACATGACAAACGCAGAAATGGCGGCTCTATCGTGGAATCTCACCATTTGGGCGGGTGACTTGCGCAGGCCAGCGCGGGCAGAACTGGCGAGGAAGGAGAGCAAGGAATGAATCGAGGAATCATCATGGACGCGGCCACGGGCGAACCTGTCACCGAATCAGAACGTTCAAGACTCTGGATCATAGCCGCAATCTCGTATTTGGAATCAGCCAAGGCGTGGTCTGAAACCAGTCGCCGGAATCGTAAAAGCAAAGTCGATTACTATTTGAGTAGTGCCAGCGATGCCATTGCGCTTGCGAGGAAGGAGCCGGGGGCATGAAAGCATATCCACAAATTGAAATCGTGAATTGGCAGGACAAAGGTTTTTTCGGGATCGTGTGGTTGGATGAAAAGCACAACCGAACAATTCCACACGCAAACCTGAAATGTCCCGAGGAACTGTACGCAACCGAGGCCGAAGCAAATGCGGCATGTCAGCTTTACGTTGAAAGGATTGTTGTGTTGAACAATAACACGGCTTTGACTCCGTGTTCTGCTGGAATGGCCCTTGATGCTGCTGCGAACATAATCGCAATGGTTGGCACAACGGGGATTGAACATGCACACAAGCAGGCGGAGAAGTGGCTTAGACTCTATTATCCTGCACGCTTATGAGGTTCATCGAGTTCAAAAAGAATGTCCAACACGGTGACGATCTTCCGGTTCAACTAATCATAAAGGGCGGCTTGTTGGTGGACAAGGAAACGGGTGAATTCGTTAGATTCGGTCTGCCAGATGGAACGGAAGTCAACGTAATGCCGCACGAGCATTTGAAGCGTCGTCTTGACGAAGCTTATCTATGGCGAAAACAGTGAAAGGAAAACAACATGAACACCTACAAGCAGACAGTCCGTGATTGGATGGAGCAATACGCGCAGACAAAAATGAACCTGCGTCAACTGAGGCGATTGTTTCGAGCGTGGATGCTGCGGAACTCTACAGGCTCTTAAAGGAGGCGGAATGAAAGACGACATGAGACAATACCGGGAGCATCTAAAGGTGAAACATTCAGATGGCGGAGCGAGATGGAAAACACTCGATGAAGTGTGTGTTGAATCGCCGCTGATGAGGGAATTGCGAGCCGAACATTCCAAGCTGGATCGGCTGTTGATATGGCAGGTAATTGGGGTGACAGGCTGGCTGGCGTTCCTGGCGGTGATTGTGGCAACGGCAATGAGATGACTAGCTTTATCCCCGCCGCTTCCGCGTTTCCCCACACGCGGCTGGCCCTCATAATGCCAGTCCTTAGCGGCGGGGGTTTCGATTTAAGCCCTCGCAATTCTCCCCCATGTAAGGACAGCGGACGGTCAATCAAAGTGGCTTAAACGGAGTCCTGAGACGATTTCTGAGGCTTCAGGTAGGCTTGCCCGGGCTTTGATAGTGTTTCACAGCCCATTCAGCGGTCAACATGACGTTCCACCAATCCTCCATCGTGATACCTGTAATCAAGACGTGTTCACGCTGGTCAATGACGAGGACTTGAGCGCGGGCGGTGGCGAGAATCCTGCCAAAATCGAGCGCGGACAGAGAGGGGACTTCGGGTGGAACGGGCAATGGGTTGGATGGGGGTTGGTCGATCATGGCTACCTATAAGTAGGAGAACAGGCTTGTAAGGTCAAGGCGGATGGCCTAGGGTTGGGTATGAGATTCCTCGTCTGTCTTCTGCTTGTTTTCACGGTTGGATGCACTTCTGGTTTGTTCAACAAACGATCTGAAAAACAAGCGATGGATTCGGCTGAGAAGCTGAACAGTCAGTCACAGGCGAACCTTGAGCGAGTGATTGAAGGGCAGAAGGAACAGCCAAGGCCGAACATCTCACCGCAGATAGACATCAAAGGATCGAGCAACCAAGTTGACATCAAGATCCAAGCTCCTCTGCCACCTGAACCAGTTCAACCGTATCGAGAGTTCACTGGGTACGGAACGAGGACGAATCAGAAGGTAACGACATCGCAAAGTTGGTGGTCGGATTACAAGAACACACTGCCGCTTGGAATCTCGATGCTGGCGATTGCCATTGGTGGTTACGCAATCATTGTGCTGTTGAGGAAGGCTCGACAATCGAGCGCGGCGTTCAATTCAATGGCTGGTATGGTGGACGGTCAAATGGCACATTGGCTGGATGAATTGAACGATCAAATGGCAAAGGAAAAAGACTCAGACGCACAGGCTAGGATGGCTGTGGACAGGGCGGCCATGGAAAAGTTCCGAGGGAAGTTAGCTGAAATGAAGCCAAAGAAATAGGCGCGACAATCGTTAGACTGCCGCGCCTTGAGCACTTCCACGAGAACCATACCAAGCCTAGCCATTGCTAGCCTCTGCGGATCAGAGCTTGCCACGCCATACCAATGCCCCAAGCTATCGGAATTAAGTCGGTTTTCAAGCCTTGATTCCGTCCTTCCATCAGTTACGATTCCAGCCATGAGCACATTTCTATTAGGCAGTTTTTTGATTTTGTTCGGCTTTACACAACTGGTGAACACATCAATCCCCGCATGGGTGATCGGCTTGCTGGCCTTGGCTGCCGGTGTGGCAACGATCATTGGGAAGTTGTTTCCGCGGTTGAAATGATTCGACGATCTTCAGAGCATCCCCTTGTTTCGTAACCCCGTGATCCCCACGGTACCAGTAATCGCCGTGCAAATGCACCCAGCGAGCGAGAACCAGTTTTGACAGGTTGATTTCTGGTTCAGTCACGTCGGTATCCTCCACAACATCACAACGAATTCCTGAGTCATCTTAAGCTTCTTCCTGTCCTTCTTCATCTGTTCAGTGATTTGATCGAGCAACAGTCTGGCATGTTCAGACCCCATGCACACAGGATGATCGGTTGCATGGGCACACTTGCCATCGGCTGCGACGATCAGAATGTATGGGCGAGCTTGAATTGTTAGCATGATTCCTTCGGCGGTTCATGTTTCCCGAGTGTGTTTCTGGCGAAATCCATTCTCAAAAGCAGTTCGCCGTCTTCTGGCATTTGGACTGCCCTTGGAAGGCTAAACGCTTCGGAGCTTGCCAGTGTTTTGAGAGCCTCTCTGAGCGCGGCGACTTCCTTGCGCAGAGATTCGACTTCAGCCTGGGCCTGCTTCCGCTCGTCACGTTCAGCGACGAAAAACTGTTTGTAATCGCGGAGTAGTTCAAGCTCGGCTCGTGCGGCGGCTTTTGATCTGATGCCGATTTCACTCCCACTGGCATACTTGACATCGGTGGAACTGATGCAATCAACCGCATAATCGAGCCACGAATCGTATCCGGTCGGCGGGGGAAGGGGTTTTGGGGTCACGTCAATGATCTCTGGATTCTGGTTGGTCTTGCTCATACAGGTCCCTTGTGATTCCAACATTTCACGCGGTCGCGGCATTGAGCGGCGGATGCAAAGTCGCCACGGCGAACGTAGTGCTTCATTGCTCGCCAATTCAGACGTCGCACGTCTCCACGCAGAACATCCGCGTAGATCGCTGCGAGTTGGTTGGTTCTCTTGCTCATTGTCCCTCCTTCAAGGCGTCGCGCAGCCCGTTCAGCCGTGTGTGGCTGAACGGGCCGCCGCCACGCGAGGTTTCGACAAGATCCCTCGCCGCCTGCTCCACGCGCTGCAATCTCTCGATTTCTTTTCGCAGGTAGTCGATCTTTTCAGTCATGTGGGTGGTTGCGATTCCAACGAAGTCATGGAACGATTCACTGTCCGCTAATAGCTTCTTGAACTCGTCGGCGGGGACGATGGCGACTTCTTTGAACACGATGTTGCCGCTCGCGTTGAATAACGATCCTCGGTCTGCGTGAACAGTGATGCGCGGCTGACCAGTGCTATCGTCGCCCGCTTCGACGCACTTCCCGAACACGGCGGTTTTGGTGTTGTTCATTTGAGCAGTTTGGCTACGCGCTCGGTTAAATAGCCGTTGATCTGAGCGGTTGCCTCGTGATGTTTCTCATCAAAATTCAATTCGGCCCACTCGGAGATGCGATGCGTCAGATGGAAGATTTCATGCGCTATGATCTTCGCGGTTAATGAATGGGATTCAAAGAAGATCCCGAAATGGCACCCGTTGCCATAAGAGCACAGCCCGTTGTAGCCGCTATATTCACAAACTCCGAATAAATGGTTGAACTTTGCTCGTGCGGCTTCTATGTCTGGATCAACGACTAACCACACTTCAGCATCATAGATAGGCACAGTGAATTTACGGCGTAGCTTTCTAACGGCGATTGATTTTACGGTGGGGGTCATTGTGGATTTCCTGTTTCGGTTTCCATCAGAAAACATCCGACGCAGATATTTCCAGCAGACGTAGCGACCCAGTTGTGTTGTTGACTTTCTTCTCCGTAGAGCCTTTGGCCACACATTCCACATCGCCCCTTGTGAACCATCGTCAACCACCGCCAGACTGATATTAGCAGCCTTTTCATTTCGTTTCCTCCAAAGCCTTTCGCGTCACTTCCGCAACCTCGAACGATTGGCTTTCAAAGGTCATGCCGGTCAGTTGATTTATGTTCTGAATTTCCGTCAGCGCGGAGCGAAGGCGGGTGATCTCGTCGAGGCATTCGTGGAATGCTTCCGAGTATGGTGTGAGATTCGCCGCTATAGCCAAATCATCAGCAACGTTTTTCCTAAGCCAGTCAATGCGTTCCTTCGTCATTTGCCCTCCCTCAGATTGTCGATGGCGTCGCGAAGCGTATCCCCACTGGCCTGCGCGTATTCGGGTCCAAAGAAATACCACGCTTTCGACGCTTGCACTGGCGGACCGATTGTGACTTTTGGATTACTGAGAAGTTTCTCCAGCTTGTTCAAGCGCTCCGTGTCAGGATGCGGTGCGCGGGTGTTCCATGCGCCGATGGCCTCGGCTTCTTTGGACTCGTCGAATGTGTGGTTGCCTGGGCAGTTGGAGCTTTCGCATCCGAAATAGATGCGCGTCCGGTCGTGTTGGTAGCGGTGGCGGCGAGCCAGAGAACCGCAGTGTGGACACGGCTTCAACACCGGCTCAGGTTTCGCGTCGGGGGTCATTTGTTCCTTTCGTCATCCGCGCACGGCACGCAAAGCCCGCCGACGCTTGCCCCGTAGGTCCGTTTTTTGCACTTGTCGCAACAAGGGCGAAGTGTGTTTGGGATTCCCAGTTCTAGGAGGATATCCGCAGCGATGCCAACTCGTCTCTGGTCGAGTTGATAATCTGTATACGTCAACCGGCTGATACCGTAGAAGGTTCTCCTCTCAACCTCCTCGGCAAACCAGCGCAGCACGGCGCGGTATTCTTCGACGCGCATGTCGGTCCCTTTGCGGCTCGTCGTAGCCCGCTCAGCCGTGTCGCGCAGTTGTTCGATGGCGGTCATCATTGTGACAGTTTTCTTCTGAGACTCAGGAATCGTTTTGAACGCCTTATCGCCTTGCGATATTCCGGGTCTGATTTCATGTGCGAGTACGACTCAGCTATTGTCCACTCCCATTCGCTGGCAAGAAATAGAGCGGCAAGTATTGTTTTGCGATCTCTGACGTTCATGGCTTCAAAAGTAATTGTTTTGCTCTCCGTGCGACGGCGAGCCACATCTTGCGCGTTATCACGCATCCGAAATTGTCTGCGAGTTGGTCAGCCAACTCCTGATCCGTGATCTCCTTGCGCGGCTTGTGGCGCTTCACGACCTTCTTCCACTTGCCACTTTTCTGAAGCGCGTAATGGAACGTGATGAAATCGACTGTCGGGAGTTTGTGAGGTTTGCGTTTCATCAGTATGGTTTGATTTTCACCGGCAACGATTTGCGCCCAATCATTTCCGTCCGGCTGTTCTCTGTCTCCATGCCGTGCAACCTGTCCTGTTCATCTTCCTTGGCCAAGGATCTCACCAACAGCCTGAGTTCGTCCTTTAACTCTTTGATGCGCTCGATACGACGCGCACGCTCTCTTTGACTCATTGGCTTGTCGCTCATGGAAGTATCCTTTGCTCCTGCCAACCCTGTTTCGTCTTCCTCGCCAGCCACCAGTTAATCATACGGTACTTGGCCGCTGCCGTCTTCAGCTTCACAATCGAATCGTCGCGAATAGGTCCCGCACCCTTCACTTCCCATGCTTCAATCAGACCCCCGCTATAGAATACGATGAAATCAGGGCGATACCGGCATCCGTTCGCCAGTGTGAAGTTTATGGCTTGTGCGTAGATCGTGTCGTCCGGCCTGATCTTGCGCGTCATAATATCGAGCCATTCCCGCTCTGTCTTGTTAATCGCTGGCTTATGTGACTGCCGGATGATCTGCGGCATCTTCGCCTTCCAGATTTCCTTGTCAGCATCGTGATGCTCAGGAACGTGGATCTTGAACAGATGCGGGTTACGCTTCCGTGTCGCTTCCGAAGGATTGTTCGGCAGGTTCATTTTCTCTTTGAATAGACGACGCGCACGGATTGTTGCGGCTTCGCGGGAGGTCATGCGATGGGAATCAGTTCCATTGTTCCATTCGCACGCTTCCGTTCTCTCGTTGCAGCGGCGTTCTTCATGTGGCGAATCGTGTCGATTCTAAGGTGACATCTCTGGCACATAGCTTTTAGATGGTCCATTCGACCGCACTTCCTTCCTGTTTGTTCTTCGCAGTCGCACGGGCCACCGGGATAATCGAGATGCGCGATTGTCAGGATCACAGTTCCTTTCGCCCACTTCGCTTTTGAGCCGTGCATTTCACAGCAACGCCGTGGCCCTCCCGTTGTTCGATGCAATCCGCATTCTCCCGAGCACTCGCAGCGACAATCCGAACGGATCAGGATCTCGGACCGAATCTCTGACCAGTTGGCCGGGTAAAGGTGCGACTTCGTTTTGTGGGGCTTGCTCATAGCAGTCTTTCGACTCCACTCTTTGTCACAATGGCAAACACCTTTCCAAGTGATTCAAGCATCTCTTTGTCGTCTGTGATCCCAAGGCTTCCATACGATGCCGTGTCGCAAATCCGAAACGCGATGCCTCCAACGTAGAGCGTTTTCTTCCGGCGCTTCACTTGGCTCTGAGCGTCTTTGATTGCTTCCTCAACAGCCTTGCGCGGATAGATGACAGCGGGATTACTCATTCCTTCGCTTCCTCCCTTGCTCCAATTTTCACAGGCATCTGGCCAAGCTTAGCCTGCAACTCCAAAAACAGTTGCCACGCTTCATCTCTGTCCAGTGTGATAATGCCACCATCGCACTCGATCCGCATGAGCGCACCGGCTGGATGGTCGATGACTTGGACGGTCATTTCGTCTCCTCCCTCGCGACGCGCTCGCACTCGTGGATCAGTGCATTGGCTATCATCACCGAGTTTTGTATTGCATGGTCCATTGACATCTCGGGGTCAAGTTTGCAAATCGTTGAGTACATTACCGGCGCGATCCTCTCCAGCTTCTCGCGCATAACTTGTTCGGGGGTGGGGGTGGTCATGATCGTGCTTGTGATGAAATAAAACGTTCTGCAAGAAACTTGGAATAGGCTGGTGGAATCGCTTGTGATAGCTCTGCACGCGTCACCTAGAGTATTGATTATACGACGCGCTCAGATTGTAAATGTTAGCCGTCCTTTGAGCGTGCGAATCCGGCTTCCACTTCCTCCGTTTCGCCCCCGTGAATCCGTGGTGCCAGCAGAGCGCAACATTGGCGGCAGAATCGGCGACACCGGCCTTTCGCATCAGGGTGAGTTTGATGTCGATCAGCCGGTGCGCCGGATCGCCCGTGCCTGATAAGCCGAGCCGGGCAAGCTCTCTGAAAGCGATCTTGGAGATTTGATGACGGCCAACTTCACCGGCTTTCCCGACGGCCTTTGGGTTGTCGTTCGATTCCACCAAAGCCAGCGCGTGCAGGAACCGCTCTCGGTCTATCGGTCCGCACAGCGCAAGGATTAGGAGGATGGTCGCGTTCATTTCGTGAATTCTTTCGGTGGCATTCCGTATCCAGCCTCTGTCGCCAGCCATTTTAGGCGGTCAGGATCTTGACTAAGTCCAGCACCTGCTACGCTTCGGCACCATTTACCCCACGTCTCGCCATCTCGAAAATTCATCACATCCGAGATTGATATGAGACGCAGCGCGGAGAGCCTGCACCATTCCAAACCGGGAGGAACTTCGGCGATTGTTTGCTTTGTCATTTCAGCTTTCATTTCAAAATTGGCGGTGGCGAGCGCAAGGATACGCCCATAGGTGTAACGCTGTTATGAGGCAGCGTCAGCACTTGCCACCATTCGTTTTGTGCGTCTTTCGATTGGAATAATGTTTGGAAACGTTTCCGGTTCTTAAAGCCAGCCAAAGGATCTCGTTTACCAGTTCATCCGCAGTAAACGATTGCACTTTTGCCTTTTTGCAGCGATTCAATTCGTCGTTCACAAGAGCGCGTATGGCAGGATGAAGTTTTATGTTCACGATTCCTTTAGTTCCTCCAAAAACTTCCTTCTCGCTCCTCCATACGATTTCCTGAGCGTCGGCAGTGATCGCTTCACGCACAGCCGCACAACGTCGCTGAACGACATCCCGATTGAAACTGATGTTGCATCAAGCTCCTCTCTTTCTTTCTGTTCAAACCTCACGGTCGTATTGATCTTCATGCCGCGAGAATGCATCGCAACCGAACACGTTGCAAGCGGTGATTTGGTGGGAGGGAAGAATTAAGGCTGGCTAATCTTCGTGATTAGTTTTTCTTTGGAAACCCTTTTTGAGCTTCCTGAAACAGTTCCTTCAACGGCAATGTTCTGCCGATTTCCTGAGCGCGTTTGTAAACGTGTTCGGTGACTTTCTGAGGAATGTAGCGACCTTCGTAAATGGATTTGGCTTCTCCCTTTGGCAAACCACGAGCCATTAGAATCCCAGCCGCTTCACTTGGTTTCACGCCACGTCTCAGCGCAGCCAAGTAATCCGCTCTCATCTCCTCCCAGTAAGCGCGACGACGAATCTCTGATTCTCGATAAGCCTCAACGATCTGTTCCGGCGTAGTCGTTTGAGTCCTTGTCGCCACCTGACGAAACACATCTTCCGCCGCATTGCTGTTCTCCATGTAGGATCGGACTTTGAATCCAAGAGCCGTCTTGAAATTGAACTTCTCAACAGCGATGCCTGTCACTTCACGAGCAATTTCCTGAGCCGGTTCCAGCTTTCTTCCGAAACGTGGCTGCTCATCTTTCAGTGCCGGGATGATTCGTTTCTGAGCGCGTTGAAGTGTTCCCGGTTCAAGAGAGGTTACAACGTGAGCCAGACGCTTGCGTGTCTTTACCCAGTCTGAATCGGTTGGATTGAACAGATCACGGCCTGTATCAGTCTTCCCGTTCCTTGCCTCAGCCGTAGCCTTGATCAACATCTGTTCACTGTACCATGGGCGGAATGTTTCCTTTCCTATCTCGGTCACAATATCGACGACGTCCTTCCCCTGTCGTATCCCGCTAATAACTGGCGTTGCCAAGTCCGTGACGCCAGCATAGGGATCAAGACGTGATGCGTTGATGTAAGTGATCTCACCTGTCTTCGGATCTTTGCCCGTGAATATGAGGCGCGAGTTCTTGTCATACGGCGCAAGGAATCGGCGCAGATCATCTTCCTCTTGTGCCGTGATTCCGAGCATCAACTTTGATACTTCCTGCAATGCCAACGGAGCCGATGCAGCAGCCACTTGTAAGCCCAACCGTTTCCAGCCTGTTTCACGCTCAACAGGATTGGTTGATCGAATCTCATGAACCGATCTTGCAATGCCGTTCACAACATTACGCCAGACTTGGTAAGGGAAGTTCACGAATGGCCCAACCACGATGTTCTTTCGGAACTCTTTCACAATGACCGGCGCTTCCGAGTAGGTTGGGTAAATGTCGCGAACGATTGAAGCGGCTTCAGTGTCAAGCTGTGCATCCGTCCAATCGGGATGAATCCGCTTTTGCGTGGCTCGCTCATTCAGGAACCCAAAGATGTTACCGAACTCATCAGTGAGCCGGTAGATCTCACCCGGCACTTTCACCAAGGAAGTCTTGAGCGCACGCATCAAAGACCAAGACGTTAGTTCGGCTGGTGCCACGTCTTGAAGGTTCGCATCCTTGAATATCTCCCGAAGCTCAGACGCTCGGGCTGTATCCCCGATCACGCCGAGCTTGTAGAGTCTGTTCAGGAATGGACGCCATGTCTTGTTGGAGCTTGCGAAGTCGGACCAGACCAGCTTCAGGGCTTGGCTCGCGTATCTTGGATCAACGTGGCCAGCATGGATTGCCATTGGGACACGGGAAAGCAAGTTGCGCGAATGCGTCATCAGGCTTTGCGCTGTGTTCGCAAACTTAGTCCACGCATTGAGCATCAAATAACCGCGAACAAGTCCGCCAATCATTCCCTTCCTCACGACCGGGGTATCCATCGACTTGAACGCATCTGCAATATCCTGACTCGTTCTCAGTCCCGACAGCGGCGACATGGATTCAGAACCTTCGGCTGCGATTCGCGCATTGAATCCTGGCGGGTTCGATCCTTCCTCGAACAGATAGTTCCCCATCCCCTTTGCCTTCACTTCCTCAAGGAACTTCTGTTTGGCGACAAACTGAGCCATTTTGCCAACGCTCTTGGCGTAGTTGATGAGTGGATTGCGATACTCACCAAGGACAGCGCGTAGTTCTTGCGGTATGTCCTTTCGACGCAGGAACATTGTCAGATCCTTTGATCCGAGCTTACCGCCTGTCCCGAATGACGATTCGTCCCGAAGATCGCTCAACCAGTTCAACAGTTCCCGTTGGGCTTGTTCCGGTGTGATACCGCGTGCAGTTGAGAGATACTGTTCCGCCCTGATCCTGTCGCCTATCGGAACCTTCTCATAGAAGTCTGGAGCCGGTGTCTTTTCATCGAAGAACCTGTACGACCGATGAACATACACGTCCATGTTCTTCTGGATTGTCTCGATCAGATCTCCAAGGCTCTTGGCTTTGGCGCTGTCAGGCTCAAGTCGATTCAATTGCTCAGTCAGCGTGTCGATTGTTTTCTGTGACCATCCTTCAATCTGAGAACGCATGGTGTCGAGTTGTCCTCGAATAACGGGTGGAATCTTGGCAGTTTGTTCAGGCGTTGTGCGTCCATGCAGATACTCGTCCATCAGCTGAACGTCTTCCGGTGGAATGCGCCGTGTTCCGCCACCAGCTCGTTGCGCCCTGCTCAATCCGTAAACATCTCCAAGCGTGTTCAGGAAGTCGCGTTGCGTCATTCGGATGTCGAATTCAGCCGCCCTCCGTTGGCCTTCCATGACAGTTTGGAGTTCGTGAACCTCGCGTGGCAACTTTCCAGACACGGTAAAGGCCTGTCTGGTTTTCTTCATGAACTTGCCAACGGCACCTGTCGGAATGGATGGAGCAGATGGCGTGATGCCCATGGTTGATCCGCGTTCTGACTGCAATGCTTCTGGTGAGAATGGCGGGGTTACATGTAATTCACCTTTGGCGGCTTCTGGAATGACACTCCCGCGTGGCAGAACTCCTTCGCCACTTTCAGGGGCGGACACTTGCCCTTGGCCTTCTTGCGCGACTTCTGGCTGGCGCACAGACACATCAGGCGGTGTTGGGCTTTCGATTTGCTGGGCACTTGGTCCTCCTTTGGCTTCCAACTCAGTTAGCCTTGTTGTTTGTTCAGGCGTTAATTCAAAACCCGAATCTCGAATCGTCTGCAACGCGTCCAGTTCACTAGCCGTTGACGGTTTCGGTTGCGCCGGTGCTGTGACTTTCGATGGCTCAGCAGGCGGAACTATTAGTCCGCTATCAATCGGCTCAGTTTTAATAGTTGGAGCTTCCGCTGTCGGCACAGCCGAAGGTTCGGTTTTAGGAAATGCCACGTCTCGAAACACCCGCGCTTGTTCCCTTGTTAGCTTGGCATCTGGAAAAAGATCCTGAATCTTTTTGATGGTATCAGCCCGCGCTGCCCGAATTTCTTCAGTAACAACAGTGCGAGGTTCGGCTGGGGTTTCTGGAACAGTCGGCTTTGGCGGCTTGATAACCTCACCCACCAACTCCCGGGCAGACATTGGCAGCCCTGACCGTGCGGCATCGACAGCCACTCCGATAGTCTGTTGTTCAACCGTTGGTTCAGGCGGAACTAGGGCCACCCCCATTCGTTGTGCTCTTTGGGCTTCATAACCCCTTAGTCGCGCCAGTTCGGCAGGTGGAATAGGCGTAGTCCCCTGCATTCTGGACTGCGCTTGTTGAGCCACCAAAAGATTGTCAATGCCGCGCTTATATTCTGGGCTTCCGAAATAGGCATCAACCCTGTCCTTGGCCATCACCTGCCTGACATTGGCCGCAAGATGAGGAACCTCAAAGGCTAGGTTCATTCCAACGATTTTGAGCAATTCGCGCTTATACTCCTCTGGATCGTTTTTAAGCAGTTCAACCAACTCGGGAGCCGCGCTGGCCGTCAAAAGCCCTCCAACGAGCGATTGTGAGCCAACCAGACGCCCTGTAGCTTCCAATGCTCTCGTTGCAACTTCACCGGCACCCATCCTTCCAGCCACCCGCTGCGCCATGAGTTCCCCTCCAGCCCTTCCAGCAGAACCAACCCCGGGGATCACCGCTCCAATCGCCCCGGCTTTTGCAGCAGCTACCGGATCTCCCGTCTCAGCGAAGGTTTGAGCATAGAATGGGGCAGCAGTTGCAACGGATGGCGGCACACCGGCAGCCGTTAAGGCAACAGATCCAGCAATCGTCGGGGCTAGCCGTGCCATCTCAGTCGGTATGACGTTGAGAAGGCTTTCCTTTTGTCCAAACGAAAGAGGCTCTGGCCCAAGTCCAAACTTGGAGATGGCTTCTGCCGGTTCTCCGCGCATAAGCCGCGACGTAGCACCAGCTAAAGCTTCTCCCGCTGCCGCGAGAGGCTTTCCAATAATCTGTCCCGGGCTTTCTGGCTCTGGATCTCCCAATGCGGCAGCTACCAATCTTCCCGGTATCCCCAATGGATCGGTAATATCCCGCTTCAGGCTGCTACCAAGTTGCTGTTGTCTGCTAATCAGCGTTGCTGGATTGTGAGCCAATGGAACCTGAAGCTTGGCTTCTTCCTCTGGAGTGATTGGAGCCTCGAAGCCTTCTTCGTCCTCAACCAATGGGGCATCCTTCCAAGGTTGGGACGATTCAACTAACGGAGCACTTTCATAAAACTTGGGCATAGCTCATGGCTTGCGTCGTTGTTTGCCTTCTGGATCAACGAAGATCGTTCCGCTTGGCAAAGCATCGTATTGTTCAGCCGTTGTGATCGTCGGCATGGAAGCTTTCCTGTCTGTCTCTCCAATCTGCGCCCTCAAATTGATTACCTTCGATCTCAACGCTTCAACTGGATCTGCCCCAGTTCGGAACGGATTTGCTGGAGTATCCCGAGCTATTAACTCAGCGGCAGCAAGCTCTGCTTCAGCGCCTCTCAGTTCACGTCTCAATCGCTCCTCTGCTGTATCCTTCGATGTCGTTGCTCTCACCCCAGCCGCTTCAACCGTAGCTTTGTTGCGTTCACTGGCTATCTTCTCCCTCGACGCAATCCCTGCCGCTGCATCTTCCGCCCTTCTCTTCCGTTCAAGATCGGTCAGTTTATTTTTTTCTAACGCAATCTCACGGTCGAGATTCAACTTTTGACCGAATTGAAGCACCTTCTGATCTGCCTCAAACTTGTCCTGAAGCGCCCTCTGAGCGTCCCTACCAGTCTGGCTTGCGGCCAACTCCCGCCGTATCGCCAATTCCTGTTCCCTTGCATCTTGTTCACGGGCGAATTGTTCAGCCGCACGTTCAGCCGCTTGCTGTCTCAATGCCAATTCAGCCGCCTGTGTATCCCGTTGGATGGCGATCTGTTGCCCCCTCATGGCGTTATCGGCAAGAATATTTCCGATCTGCGCACCGCGCATGGCGATCTCAGACGGCTTAACCGTCTCAGTCAGCCACGGCGGTAATTGTCCGAATGTTGCCATTATTCAAACGGGTTCGGGCCAAGGAAAAAGTTCATGACATCATCCACGGACTGGGATGACGGCGGCGAATAATCAATCTCGCCAAAGTTGAAGTCGAATGGGGTGGCCGCTTGGGCGGGAGCCCCGTAATTAAAATCCTGAATACCAGGTCCGTAATCAATCGGAGACTGTGTAAATCCAGTCCCCATGTCAAACATCGGACTCAAAGACGCTCCCCCGAATGAAAATGGCGCTGTGCTGGTAGCCGGAGGAGTAGCGTATGGCGGCTGATATTGAGCTACAGACGGGGTGAATGATGGACCTGAGAAATTGGGAACAACTGTAACAGCCAGTCCCGATTGCGATTGCTGAGGCGGTGGCGGTCGATATCGCGGTCCACCGGGCGCAAATGGACTTTCGGCAGTTGATGTCACCGCATTCCACCCTGGCCCTGTGCCTGTGTCTGTCGTTCCTTTGCCTGGCGTACTTGGTCTGACCCCCGGCACCCCTGTTGTCCCCGCTGGAGGCACGATGCCTGCCGCCCTCGCCAATTCCGCCATCTCCCTTGCCAAAGCTTCCTCGTACCGCCCTCGCGCTACTGGATCTGGTGCCGATGCCACCAAGCTCGCGTACAAATCCCGTTGCGTCTGTGCTTCAGGCGAAATGAATGACGTGGCAGGATTCAGGATCGGTGACGTGGCAATGCTCGATCTGTTCGCCAACGTCTGATTCGCCAGTTGCGCCCCCTGATTCATGTACTCAAGCGCGTTCAACCCCAGGTTCCTCAACCCTTGATTCGCTTGAAACCCGCTGCCAAGCGTCCCCGAAGACACACCGTAGGCAGCCGATTGTTCCTGTAATGCCCTCAAGACTTCAGGCGGAAGCCTGCCGTTGAGCATGTCCAGAATGTTCGCGCTCTGTTGTGCCGTAATCGCATCATAACCCGGCACAGCGCGGCGTAACTGTTCCAACACTTCACCCTGATTGAACTGATTCGTGCGTCCCGATAGATTCGCTATGTCCCCGAAATTCCCAAGGTTCGCCAGAATGGCGTCCAGTTGTGACTGTTGAAGATTTGGCGTGGCAGGTTTGCTCCCGAACACATCCGATCCGGCCAACCCTCTGTTTGCGCCAATGCCCGTGCTGGTTGAGCTAAAGCCACCAGTCGAACCTCCGCCTCTCAAGATATTACGAATTGCCATAGACTCACCCAATGTTAAATGCGTGCCGATTGTCTATCCTGCCATCACCGAAGATTGGCACATTAATGCTGATCCTGTCCCCAGTATGAGTGCGCAGTTCATGGTTCAACTCACGAATCGCAGCCTTCTCCAAAGCCAACGATTCAAGCTCCAGATTATCCTCCCGCTTCTTCATAGACTGAATCATTGTCCGAATCGCTTCAAGGTTTGGGATAATCAGATAATCCGTGTCCACCCGAGCCGGGATGTATTCGAGCTTCACGATCACGTTCACCTGTTTATCCGAACAGCCGCAAGAACCGCACGCTGTCGGCAGATTGCTCAGATACGACCGCCGATACCACGGCTTTGTCTCAGTCGGTTCATAGACGCCAAGCGGCAATTGATCTCCGCTATCTGAGTCCACCTGAAACAATCGCACCAACCCATCCGTCAACGGCTTTTGAATCCCCGTGATTCGTGACACGGTAAATGTGCTTTCCACGAACGGATCAGCAAGCGTCATTTCAAACCCGTCGCTCATCACCCCGCCGATCACGGTTCGGATGAACACATTGTTTTCGTCGTAACCCTGAACCAAAATCGTTTTACCGATGTCCGTTGCCTCCGTGTAATACAGGCGCAGTTTTTTGTTCGTGCCTGAGATATCCGCGAATGTCACTGCCATGCCTCGATCAACCATTCTCAGAGAACATGAACAATCGCTTGGCTGTAATCCAGCCGAGTTGCCCATAAACTCCCACCACTGATTGTGCATTGGCACGGGAGCCTTGCACACGTCCACCATTTCAATGGTTGCAATGTGTCGCGGCCAAGTCAGACAACCGTTGCTGACACAGAGTTGTTCCCGAACAATTGTCCCGCACCAACGCCCACGATCAAGCAACGCCTTCTGAGCGCGATTCACGTAACCAGTGAAACGAGCATCGGCAGGACAGATCCCAAGAACGGTTTGAATCCCGCTCGACGGATCTTTCGCATCGGCAAGAGTAGTTCTAATCATTGTGGAAACCTGTAATGAGTACGAGCCGTACGCCGGATAAAGTTTACGCCTCTGGCTTCAAGAGTTGCGGCACTTGCAATCACGGCTGAGTTTGCGTTCAAAGCAAGAACCCCGGCTCCCTTCGGAATCCTGTCAACCCATGCAGCCACAATCTCCCACATAGGACCGCTCGTTGCCGTGACTGCCTCATCAGACCCTCCATCATACGTTTTAATCGCAGTCGCGTCCCCGTCGTAAAGCGTGATGATGTTCGCCGTTGCGTCCTGTTGCAGCCAGTGAGCCTTTGCCCAAACCCCATTGAAAAACGAATAATCCCCATCAGGACTCAGATCGCCGTTCAATCTGAACCACGGCTTATCCTGATCGGCTGGGTCCGGCACGCCACCCGAAAAGAAACCGTAATTCCACACTGTCAGATCGCCGGGAATGCTGCCGGAAATCGTCTGTTGCATTCCTGTCCACGCCTCTTGTTGGTTGGCAGGACAGAAACCTTCCGGCAAAGGTGTGAAGCTAAATTCAACTTGTAGCGCCATTGGTTTACTTTATCAGGTTACAGGTTCGGCACAAGTCTTGCATTCTTCGGTATTTCCAAGCGTGACTCTCACCTTTTGTTTCCTCCACTCAGGATCGTACATATCCTTCAACATCTCATAGTCTTTCCGCTCAAAATGTATCCTGCCGTTAATCACAGACCCCACCTTCAACACAGCCGACAAATAACCAATCGGTCGAACCCTCACCTGCTGACCGATCTGGTTAATTGGAAATGAGACGTAACTCATGGCGGGGTCAAAGGCGTTAAGTCAAATGTAGCATTACAAGCACAAGGCCCAGGCGGGAACGGAAGCGAACCGTTTTGCACTGTCAACGCGATTGTATGAGTGCCAACCCCCGCTGGAATCAGATGTGTGACAATGTCGCCACCACCTGAAATTCCAGTGCATACTCCGGGTGGACCTCCCGTACCTTGGGTTTGTGAAAACTCAGAAATCCCGTCCACAACCACGCTCACAAAACTTGCCGCAGATGGCCCATCTATGGCACTCGTTGTTGCGACAGCCCACGTCACCACTTCAATCGACAGCGTGTATTCATTGCAACTGCCGATCAATGTTGTAGACGCTTCGCAGTTGCCGGGTGGAATATCTGCCGCTACATCCAGACTCACCGTTCCGCCTGCTCCAGATGAACTGCCACAATCCCCCGTCATCGTCCACACCAAGTCTTGAACTGGATGGTTCACGCACGATTGACATTGAGCATCTGCCATTGCTTGAGCGTCGGCTAAAGCCTGAGAGTCCGCGTCCGCCTGAGAGACACACGACGAATAACTTCCCGCAGGCACGGTGAATGGACCGCCCGTCTCGCCAATGGGGCATTCCACCGTTTGTTCGGAATTTAGAAAGGTGCATCCATTGCAGATGTACATCGTGCAATCGTCGTAGTCAGCTCTCGGCACGAAGGTCCTTCCATCCAAGGACGCCGGTTGTCCAAGACCGTCTCCGGCCAGAGAACCAAGCGCAGTTCGTTTGCAGGTTATCGTATTGGATGAAGCCTGAATGAAGACCACATTGTTTGATGCCGCCGAGTTGTGGATCACCAGCAAATCTTCATCCTCATTGATGTCCAAACTCGCAAGGGCAGAAGATGCTTCCGAGACGCTCGCAGTGATGGTGTTTGTTGCGGGATTGATTACTTTTAGTCCCGGCGTAGCTGAATCTCCCGCCAATCCCAACACATACACTTTGTCCTTGGACTCGAAATAGTAGGACAGACAATTAGTGCTGCTAAACGCATCCCCATTCGAGATCACTATCTCGTCCACCTCGGTCCCGGAAGGATTGTACACTTTGACGCGATATTCGTTGTTCGCTCCGTCAACTAGATCCGTGAACGCATACCACGCATAAATGCGATCGTTTGTAGTTGTGTGGGCACAGCGCAACCCAAACCCATACGAATCAACCCCGGGAGTTCCAAGAGGCAGAGCAACCAAAATCGTTACCGTGTCCGTAAAAACATCAATCTGAAGAATATTTCCATCAGACACCCCAGCCTCCTCCGCCGGGATGTAAACCTTGTCATTAATTGTATCCAAACAGAAATGCCTTCCGCTAAGATCCGCAGCCGTCACGGCACCCGGTAAAGTTAATGGTCCCGTCACTCCAAACGTTGTCGGATCAATCACGAATAAACCTCCAACGGCGTTTACGTAAACCTTGTTCTGCAACGGGACAAAGATCAGGTTTCGAGGGTCCGATCCAATTGCAATCTGAGTCAATTCAGTCTCCGTGGCGAAATCAATCACACTCACTGTACCCCCCGCGTTATTCGCCACAAACACATAATCCTCGAAACCGCTCCCTGAAATCGGAGCCATGGCAGCCGCAGATGGAAAGTCCCCAACGATCACCCGACCATCAGGACTCAAACAACCTTCACAGGAAGATGCCACACAACCCGCCGCAGCCAATCCTTGCGCTATCGTTAATGCTTCAGCATTTGCATCTGCCTGAGAAATCATGGAAGCCACGGCATTAGCTGGCACAATGAATGGCCCTCCCGCAAAGCCTTCGGGACAATTCACTGATTGCTCTACGTTGTAGAAGATAATTGGCCCTCCAATCGGAGTCTGTGCATTAGCCGAATCTTGAGCGCACTTGAGCGCCGCCGCATTGGCTTCAGCTTGTGTCGCCCCCGTGAACGGTCCCTCGCACGGCGCAGGGCCAGGTGGAAATGCCGGGGTCGGTGGATTGTTGGTGGCTGGTTTGTTGGCATTCGCTGGGATTGTTACCGTAACCGGTGTGCAATTGTAATTTGGAGGACATTGCGACGTGTAACTGACTTCCTGATTGAAAAACACTTCCACGTCGCTGCCTGCTGCCGAGTAATTCTCAAACGAATCTTCTCCGCAACAGATCAACGCTTTGCAGGCCGGTTCTGTGTTGCAAACAAGTGGCATGGCTACCTTCCATACTGCGCTTCTTCAAACGGTTCGCAATGGGCAATAAACCCATCAATCCGAGCGTGCCCGGTTATCTCAATCCTGAACTGTGCCTCGAAAAAGTTCCTGAACGGAGTTCCCGAAATCGGATCACAAACATCTGGCGGCTGTGTCAGGATGAGTCTTGTCCGGTATTGCTCGCGATAATCTTGAAACATGAAACAGCCCTCAAGCGGGTCAGGATCTTCGCATGCGTTCTTCGGGGCGCATTCATCCCACTCTTGCCAATCCAGCCAGCAAGGGTAATTGTCGGGTCGATATTGAACCTTGATATGAACCGTGCCAGACAACCGCGAAAGATACAGATCCGCTGTGTCGAGTTTCTTCAGGCTGAATGGATTGTTCCAATCAAATCGAGCCGTTTCAACCGTGCTGACTATCCGGTTTACTTCATTGTCAAACCGTCCCTCCATCGTCAACTCCCACAATTCGATCTGATAATCCGAGTTCAGAACAAACGCAAAGCAACGATCTCTGCCGCCAAAATCGGCTGTCACAAGCTTCAACACATTCAACCCTGTCCATGCTCCGTCCCATGCTGGCGGTAGTTTCTCGCCAATGCTGGAGATAAGATCGTAATCGAGAACGGCAAGCGCACGATGCATCACGCCGAAGTTGGTTCGCAACGGGCTGATTGTTCCGATGAACCGATTGTCGAACAAGGTGGCACTACCGAATTCCAGCAATGCCCGATCATCCCGTTCCATTGCCCGATTCATTTCCTTGCTGATCGGTGTATTTCCCCATGCGAGGAATTCACGCTTGGCCATGAACAACGTTCGGAATCCGTCCTTGCTTCGATAGAACACGTCGCCGTTCACGTCCACAACACTGTCCTGAGCCGTGCTGCCGAAGTTGTGCATGATGATGCGCTGGAGAGGTTCAGTCAAAGCAGCCCAATCAGTTCGCAACGGTGGCACACGCACGGAATAAATCGTGTTCCTTGTCATCACCAACAATTCACCCTCGCCAAGAGCCGAATCGTTATTGATAGTCTTGTGGACAGACGTGATGTTCCCGGCATTGGATGGCACTGTGAACACGCCGCCACCAGCAAGGAACGTGTTCTCTATGATCTTCAGAATTGCATCACGCCGATACGGCAGGATGGTTCCGCTTGGACCTCCAACAATATCACCGGCAATGAAGAACCTTCCTTGAGCAATCCAGATCCGGCCCATGTAATACTCCATCATCTTCCCTGTCTTCAGTTCATTGGCAGGATTAGCGCGTCGGCTGGTTGTTCCATCGAAGATGATTGGCAACGAAAAGCCGTCTTGAAGTATCCAATAGTTCTCACCTTGAATTGACCAGTTCGGAATCAGGTTCGGTGGGTTTGGATCACCGGGAATGCTGATATCCTCAACCGAATAATCCGTGGTGACATTGATCTTGTGCATCACTCCACCAACAACCGCGATCAAAAAGGTGTCGCCGCTGTCTGGATCGTAATAGTCCGCATGTTGAAATCGTCCAGTGAGCCATGCCGCTTCCAAGTCGGGATCATTCCACACCAGCGTTCGTCGCACCCAGGCAGGCCGAGTCTTGAGTGACCCGCCTCGAAACGTCGTGTTCAGAGCATACGATGATTGAGTGCGCTTAAGTCCATTGGGGTTGCGTACGGATTGAATGCCAGGATTCTTGCCGGAATCTATCCCCGCGCTTTGTTCTCGGAATCCGTCTGAAATACGTTTGAGCGCGCGAACACTCATTTAGCCGCCTTCATGGATTTAATTTCGTGAATCAACTGGTTAAGAACGTCCCGCGTGTTTTCTTTCGGAAACAAAGTGTCTTTCCCTTGAACTTCCCACCACACAAATACGGCTGCAAACACTCCAGTAGCCCAGATCACCTTATTCTCAAGCTTCTTTACCCGATCGTCCATATCGGAGAAGCCCTTCCCCATAGCGGCCTCAATCTTGCCCATCCTGTCATCGCCCTGCTTTAAGACAGCAATGATGGATTCATTTACCACTTCCTGACGATTCTTCTTCATTCAGTTTTTGCAGTTCAAACAAAGCCCGTTTGGCTCTCAATCGGTTGGTGGCGTGATGCCGCTGCCAAGCGTGCTTTAGAATACGAGTGAAGCATCGGTCTTTAAGATGCGATTTCAAGACGTAATCTTCCGCCCCAGCGTTGAAGCATCTGGCTTCCAGAACGTCGTCGTCTTCCTTTGTTAGAACCACAATGGCGCTATCCAAACTCATCGAGAATATGGATCGAATGGTTTCGTCTGGAGAAACTTCAAGGTGCAGATCCAGAAGCGTGATGTCTGGACGCATCGTATGCACCATCGGCTGCCCTGCCATCAGGCTGTTGTAAGACGTAACCTTGAACAGCAACCCCACGTAATCGTCCGAGAACCGCTCATTGACGAGCGTTTTTACGATTGGATCATCATCTATCAGAATGACCGACAATGTGCGTCTCAGACATCATTCCTCGATTATAGGTTCGAGAGCAGCCAGCACCCCGGCAGGAATGGCGTTCGTCGGACACGAATCAACTCGTTGACCGTCTGGCGTAGTCACCTTATCCGTTCCATCACCAACACGCAACTCTGCCAGCTTCAGCTTGTGCGGCTCAAACTCAGTCGTGCCGTCGAGCAACGCACCCCATTCCTCCAGATACGCCCTGCCCTCGTCTGAGTCCTGAGCCAGTTGTTTGCTGCCATTGGCGTGCTTGGCGATCAACTTCTGTTGCGCCGTCTTCAGATCACCGGCTGCCGTACGCACCTTGCGCAGATTCTTGGCGAGTTTCCACGTTGTCACGCCATCAAATTTGAACGTGTCCAGAGAGTTCAAGGCTTTGTCCAGTGCGAGCAGGTCCAGGTTTGTCATAGGTTATGGGTTTGTGTTCTCGAATCGTTCAGACAATAGGCATGGTAGGGCAGAAGGTCAATCCTCCCACACGTTGTAGTATTATCCCCTGCATGTTAAGCCGTCGCAGGGATCTCCCAGTCCAGATACGTTCGTGTCAACGTAGTTTTCATGGTGTCCCGGTCCTCCGTGAAGGTGTAGCCTTCAAGGTTTCCATTCGGAAAACGAGTTTCAAGAAACGCTTTGACTTGATTGCAATCATCCGTGTTCTGGCATTCGATGATGTATGTTTCCGTGACCTTCATAATGTTCCTTCCTCAATCTCCCACGGCGAAATATCGCCAGTTAAGGGCCAAGTTGGTTCCGGCAGAATATTCGACGATTGTCGCATTAGTTTCCGTCACTGAAAAGGAATGCTTATGATGGTACTCAAACGACCTATCATGGGTATGACCTCCTCCGGCTGGCGTTGTTCCTGAAAACGGATCTAAGTCCACACTATGCACATGAGTGTAAATGTTAGAGCCAAGCGCGACTGCATCCACTCCACCTCCTCCTGATACGGGCGCGGACGACGTAGCCGATGGATGATCGTGATCAATGTTATGGAAATGACCGGACGGGGGAGTTTCTCCGGTGGCGAACTTAGAGGCTCTCACAGTCACACCGGACGGCTGTCCCGATACGTTTCCGATGGTGGCTTTGTCGAATCGATCTCTCATCACTTTAACGACAGCCTTTCCTGGGGCGAATGCTCCTGTCGTATCCTGGTTAAGAATGACCTCAATATCGTCGGCTGTCGTACCCGCTTCATCATAAATGGACAGGAATCTCAGGAAGCTGAAGGACGCGGATAGGTCCACAAGGAACCCACCCGTGACATAGGAAGCAGGCCCCGTGACGCTTCCAGTCGCGATGATCGGAATTGTAACTGTATCGAGTATGGCTGCCATGCTATTCGGTGGCGCGGTAAAAGAAGGTCGCTCCAGAAAGGTTTATTGCTACGGTTTGCGCCGTGGTCCTGTCAGTCTCCGTGTTCGTCGCCGAATGTTGATGCTGGTAAATGTTGTCAAACGTATGCGTATGAGCTGAACCTGGTCCGGTATTTCCAACGAAGTTGGGAGGATCAAAGGAATGCGTATGTGATTCGATATTCGGTGATCCGACAGCATCCAGAGTGGTTCCTCCTCCAGTGAGATTGTTTGCGCCAGAAGTCACGGCTGCATGATTGTGATCCATGTTGTGAGTGTGAGCCGATTCGTTGTCATATGTTTGTCCGGCTGTAAACTGTTCGGTCACTCCGGCTGGGAGTCCGGCCATTCCTTCGATGCTTAGGAGTGCCTCGTAATATCGTTGGTCCATGTTTATGCTTACTTGGCCAGCAGCTGGCGAGTTCCTTGTCCACCGAAACACAGCGGTTGAAAGATTGGCTCCTCGAACGCTCACGAACAACTGGAAATGGTTTACGGTGGTCAGCCCCGTGGTGATAATAATTGGGGTGGTCTGGTCCAGATAGGCAGGTCCTGTGAACGAATTGGTTTCAATGCGAACACTCATAACTTCACTCCGGTGGCGCACAGATACCATGTGGTTGCGCTGAGATTGGTAGTGCTTCCGAGTTCTACTAGCGCGAATTTCAGAAAATCATGAATGACATCATGAGAATGTTGATAAATGGAGTTGTCCCGGTGATAATGGTTTTGGTCAGGAACGCTGGATGTCCCGGTTAAATTGGGAATGTCCAATGTGTGCGTGTGGGATGATAGATTAGGACCTGCGGCGTCCAGAAGGACTGATCCCCCTCCATTGTTGTTCACTCCAGAACTGAATGAACCATGATTATGGTCAATCGAGTGGGTGTGTGACCCCTCTGGACCTGACTCAGCCCCGAGCGCGTCCAGCGTGAGAACCAAGATTGGAACATCGGTTGGGTTTCCTACGGAGACACGATTGTAACGCTTTCGCACAATTTTCACCTTGGCCTTTCCAGAAGAAGGAGCGTTCAGTGTGATTTCATAAAGCACAGCGGGAAGGTTCGGACCGCGCGACCCTTTCTTGACAACAAGCTCCAAGGAATTAAGCGAAGAAAAGGTTTTGCTGAGATCGACGGTGAACCCTCCAGTCGTATAGGACGCCGGACCTGTAAATTCATCAGCGATTGTGTGCTGATTGAATGTTGCAGCAACTCCACCGCCTCCAAATGGTCCGTAATAAGCCATGCTATGCGTAGTCGATGTTCACAACCAAAGCTGTTGCTGGGGCTGTCCCGCCTCCCGGCGTCGTCGTGGCTGCAATTGATATGGCCGTTGAAAACTGAATCCCCACGCCAAATGATGTGTCAACTCCCACTTGCGATGTTGCATTGGATTGCAACGCCACGCTGCGTGTTGGAACAGTGGTTCCCACGACAACGCTTCCTGAAGCCAAGTCGTAGAAATGCAGGTAAGCCAAAGCCACTCCGGGGTTGAAGATATTGTAACTCCACACTTTCCCAGCAGCAGCTTTCACAGCAACCGCTGTATTTGTCACGGCTGCATTCCGAAACGGTGTTGCGCCGCCTGTGGTTCCAACCACAGGAGCCACAGTGGAACCTGAAACATCCACTTTATCCGTTGCAAATACCAAGTTTCGGATGTCCAGATCCGTCGCTGAAACAACCCACGGCGATGTTGATTGCGTCACTGCAACAGTGCCGGTGATTGTAGTGGACGTGAGAGATACCACCCAAGGGCTTGTTCCCTGAGTAACGGTGGTTGTTTCCAGAGCCGTCAATGTGGCCGAATCCAAGGCCACAACAGAACCGCCCACGTCCACCTTATCAGTAGCAAAAACGAGATTTCGTATGTCCAGATCAGTTGCCGATACGACCCATGGACTGGTTGATTGAGTCACTGAGACTGTCCCGGTTATCGTAGTTGATGTCAGCGAAACAACCCACGGACTGGTCCCCTGATTTGCCGTCACCGTTCCGATAACTGGCTGAGTTGCAGGGAAATTGCTTACCGACACAGATGAACCAGAAGCATCAACTTTGTCTGTGGCGAATACCAAGTTCCTGATATCCAGATCCGTAGCGGATACCACCCACGGGGAAGTTCCTTGAAGAACGGTAATCGTTTCAAGAGCCGTCAACGTGGCAGCATCCAGAGCCACTACACTTCCGCTGGCATCGACTTTATCCGTGGCAAACGCGAGATTTCTGATGTCCAAATCCGTCGCCTGAACTGTCAGCGTGATCGACGAAACGATATTCACGTCTTGGGTGCCAGAGGGAATAGTTGTCACCGTCCCCGATACTGTCCAAGGCGACGTTCCTTGCAGAACAGTGATCGTCTCTAATGCCGCCAATGTTGCAACGTCGAGTGCCACTATGCTCCCGCTCGTATCCACCTTGTCTGTTGCAAAGGATAGGTTACGAATGTCGAAATCGGTTGCGGCAACAGTGAGTGTGATCGAACTGACAATGTTTACATCCTGAGTACCTGACGGTGTAAACGTTCCTGAGACAACCCAAGGTGAAGTGCCCTGTAGGACCGTGATGGTTTCGAGGGCGGTAAGTGTGGCTGCGTCCAAAGCCACGACTGAGCCCGACACATCGACCTGATCTGTCGCAAAGTCCAAGTCCCAAGTCCTGCCCACGCTCCAGACGCCGCTTTGCGTCACTGCAACTGTAGCAGGAAAGTTGCTGACACTGACAACCCATGGGGAAGTTCCTTGGTTAACCGTCACTGTCCCATCAACCGTCCATGGGTTTGTGCCTTGTAGAACCGTAATTGTTTCAAGGGCAGCGAGGGTAGCGGCATCGAGGGCAATCACTGATCCGCTGGCGTCAACTTGGTCAGTGGCAAAATCAAGTGTCCATGTCCTCCCAAGATCACCTGATACAACGAGAGGAACTGAACTGACAATGTTAACGTCTGTGAGTCCGACTGGAGGAATGCCGCTGGAAATACCTTCGGCAATGAGCGCGAGAAGCTGCCTGTCACTCAGGCATGTGTAGCAACCGGCTGGTTGAGGAGTGTCAGCCACATTAAATCACAACGTTAAAACTGTTTCATTCTCAGCGTCATCTGTCGCCTTGTTTTGCAGTCTTCGATCGTGACTCTATGAATCAGCCCGTAATCCCTGAATGTGTAGATAAAACGGGACCGATCATCAATCTGCATCTCGCTTCCGGTAATTGAACGTTGCCACGATCTGAGTTTCTTTTCATTTTCTCCATTAATCGCAAAGTCCATTATATGACAGCGTTAGCGTTCAGTTTCACCCATGCACCAGCCGCATTGAAAACACCACGAAACGCCACATCCGTTCCACCTATAACCGATGTGTAGGTGAACAAGAGCGTTCCTCCAGCCACGTCGTTATGTACTTCCACGGTTGGGTTGGTTGAGGCAGGCATGAGAAACAGTATGTTGATGATGTCGCCCTCGTCTGCGTCTGTCAGCTTGAGCGAATATGTCGCCGTGTAAGGTCCAGCCCCGGCATCAACCGTGGCAATCAGAGAATGTTCAGTTGCCGTGGCACCAATCGTCACGTCCACATTACCAGCCGCACCAATCGTTGATTCAGCGTAGGTGTTCGCTCCACCGGCTGCCCCTGTCGTTCCTGTATCACCCTTGAGTCCAGCCGCAGATACTTCCGCTCCCGAAGGAATCACCACAGCCGGTGCCGCATTGCCTGTGTAACCAAGGTTCTTCAGCACAACCTCTGTATCCAATGGCTTGCTGATGACCTCGTAATAACCGCCTGTCTCAATGAAGACAATCTGACCGGGAGAAATCCAAACGGAACTATCAACTTCAGCCGTTACATTGGCATTCGCCGCAGGCTGAGTGAATGACGCTGAGAGATGAGTGAAAGCGTTTTCACCATCTGCACCGTCTGCACCGTCAATGCCATTCGGTCCCGGCACCTGAACCGTCGGTGTGTCTTCGCACGTCGTCGAGCAACAGACTTCGTTTGATGTTGAGGCTTCAGCCATGTGCTTCCTTCCAAACATGAGCCAGCTTGTCTGACTCGATCTTTTCCCTCATCGCTTGGCCGATCTCCATTGCGTTCTTTCCCGGCATCGCGTGAGCCACATCCATGAACATCGCCATACAGCCGAGCTTTATTCTGTCCATGTCTTGTGCGCGACCGGTGTCAGATAACGCCTCTCGAATCTTGCCGAACGTCTGAATGTCATCCCAACCATGCTCCATTGCGCTTGCGAAATAGTGGGGGATTGAAACGACACAGGACCGTTTCTCCGCTTCATCCATTGTGTTCGTCAATGGCAGCCCGTGTGTATCTGCCATCTGGAAAGCCCCACCAAGCACCATCCTGCCATCAGCCGTGAAACCACACAGACACAATGGCCCACTCAGTGGCACGGACAAGCTTGGGTGAGATGTATAGGCTTCAGCCATGTTACGCGACTTTCACCGTACGGCGAGTGTACTTACGTTTCACTCTTGGTTGTTCGATTGCCACCGGGGGGATTGATCGTGCAGTCGGAACTGGCGGGATTGGATTAAGTTTGGGCCTCGTCACCACCAAATGCGGAATCTCACCCAACACATTCCCGTTCTTCGTATCCACAACTTCCCTGATCGTTGGCGCTCGAAACAGCTTATCAATATACTGCCCCACATAAGGCAACACTTCCTTGGCAACGATATATTCGATCCCGTCAAACTTGCCTCGCTGATAATCAGCGAAAATCTTTCCTTGATGCTGGACGACAGCCTTGGCGTCCATGACAGAGTTGATACGCAATTCGAGATAACGTTGAGCAGGTTTTGTTGGGGCAGGCATAGGTTATGGGTTTGTGGGTTGTTCGCCCGGTTTCAATAATGGAAATGGGAAAAGATTTGGGTCCATCGGATCTGGGCGGTCATTAATGCTGAAAGTCCCACCATTCTTTTCCACCATCTTTCTGATGTGTTCCAGAACTTCTGGCGGTTTCAAGGGTTCTGGGAGTTCAGCATTCATGGTTGTCCGAAACCTTGATACGCCATATCTTCCAGTCACGCAATGGAAAATGCCAACCAGCCAAAGCCGGACCTTAAACCCGGCCAGATTTTCAAATACGGCACCATCTGGCAGGCTCAGGATGATCTGGATATCGAGATGGCCGCATTTAGGGCAGGCGGTAAATGGAAGAATTCAAAGGGCGAAGATTGCGGAAACGGTTTGTTCTTTCATGCCAAGGAATTTCAGAAGCTCCTTTGGCCACACAAGAAATGGCACAAATGGAATGACCTTCTCCTGTCCAAATACTGCGAGTACAGAATTGTTGGCGTCATGGGACCGGCTTCAAGCACCAAAACTCACGAAGCTTCTGCTTGGGCGCTCATTAATTATTTTGCTTACTCGGATGAAATAACCATCCTCGTTTCCTCAACAGACAGCCGAGGCTTGGAACTCCGTGTCTGGGGTGAAATCAAGAAATACTGGTCTTTGGCCAAGGAACGATACAGCAACCTTCCCGGGCACATCATGGACAGCCGAACCATGATTACCACCAATGGCCGGGAAATGGATGTTCGCGATTTCCGAAACGGCATTGTTGGCATTCCGTGCGTCGTCAATCATACCTATGTTGGAATCGGAAAATATGCCGGGATTAAGAACAAAAGAGTCATCCTGATAGGTGACGAATTACAGTTCATGGCAGGATCATTCCTTGAGGCGATTGCCAACTTGGACAGTAACCAGAGCTTTCAATGCATTGGCATGGGCAATCCAAAGGACCAGAACGACGCCCTTGGAAAGCTATGTGAGCCATCCGATAAGGACGGAGGCTGGGAAGGCAGAGACATTTCTCCCAAGACAAAGACGTGGCGCACACGGTTTATGGATGGCATCTGCATTCAGCTTTACGGCACCGATTCTCCAAACTTTGATGTGCCAGAAGGACAACCCGCACCTTTCCCGTTCATCATAACCCGCAAGAAAGTTCAGAACGTCATCGAGTTTTACGGCAAGGATTCGATGCAATATTGGATGCAATGCATCGGGGACATGCCCGATGAATCCATTGGAAAACGTGTTCTGACTCGCGCTTTCTGCGTTAAATTCCACGCCCTTGAAGAAGCTGTTTGGGACATCGAACCATCTCTCAAGATAGTAGGCTTGGACGCTGGTTACGGTGGCGACCGTTGCGTTCTCACGGAACTGCACATTGGCCGAGACGTTAAAGGCAGACAGATCATGGCCTTTGCCGGTAAACCCGTGATTGTGCCTGTCTCTGTTGGTCGAGGAAACGATTTGCCGGAGGATCAGATAGCACGGTTTGTGATGAACTACTGCAATGACAGAGGGATTAAGCCGGAAAATGTCTTCTTCGATTCAACCGGACGCGGCACATTGGGAACTTCATTCGCTCGCCTATGGTCCGCACAGGTTCAACCCGTCGAATTTGGTGGAGTCGCTTCGGACAGGCCGGTATCCGCTCAGATCCGAACACCGTGCAAAGATCATTACAGCAAATTTGTCACTGAACTTTGGTTCTCAGTCCGTCGCATAATTGAGTCAGATCAATTTCGTCAGCTACCCGAAGAAGTCATGGCTGAAGGCTGTATGCGGGAATACAAAATCGTCTCAAGAAATAGGGAGGAGATCGAGACTAAGGACGAAATGAAGTTGAGAATGGGAAGATCTCCCGACCTTTTCGACTCGCTTTGTTGCGGGGTGGAAGGCGCCCGTCAACGTGGCTTTCAGATAGCTGGTTTAGGCGAACAACGCAAGGGTTCTGACCAGAAATGGCTCCGTGATTTATTCGCCAAATCTCAAAGGTTGAATAAACGTGAGCAATTGATTTATACTCCCTGAGTCATGCCTCTTAAGCTTAGAAAAGGTTTTCCTCCCGGTGGCTGGCAGTTCTTCCAACCCGAAACCGGCTGGAGCGCACCATTCCCATTGGCAGATGGCTTTGACAAGACAGTCAGCCGCATCATAAACCATCGTCTGGCCAATCCTCGATTCCCTTTTGCCACCGATTACAACACGGTTGCCGATCAACTCGACAAATTCACCTGTCACCGGCTGAAATTCGATCCACATTACTGCGACGGGGTTGAAGCCGATAAAAAAAAAGACGTTCCACGCCGTATTCCACAAAACAGGCCATTAATCTCAGCAAGTTTGCAAACGCTCCAAAGAAAGTTTGTCGAAGCTGTAACAAACGTTAAACGTTCGGCAGTCGGCGCTCGGATTCTGAACGATTGGATCGGTCACGGCAGTCATCCTGTCGCGCAACCAATCGCTGAACGACGCGGCGCAACATGCGCGGCTTGTCCGCTCAATTCCAAGGAAGCAGATTGGATGTTTGGCATACCAAAAGCCGTGGCAGTTGCCATTCATGAACATCGCCGTGTGAAATCTCAGTTAGCCTTGAAAGTCAGCATGGAAGATCAGCTTGGAACATGCACCGCTTGCGGTTGCCAGAATGCACTGGCAGTGTGGGTTCCTATTCAGCACATTCGCAAGCTGACACCCAAGGATATTGCAGCCAAACTGGACAAGAATTGCTGGAAACTCAATGAACCATAAAGACTATGAAATTCACAATGGCAGTATTATTTAGCGCACTAGCATTCGTGGCACTGTTTATTTTTGTGATAATCCCATTGATGGATTCATGGAACGCAAGGGCTGACGTAAAGGCGTTTTGCACCGTATCTATAGTGCTTTTTCTGGCGTTCATGATGGGACACTTCGGACACAAAAAGTCAGGTAATTGGAAATGAACTTCCTCTGCATCATTCCGTTTCACAAAGGCGATGCCCAGCTTGCTGAGGAGTTGTTGCGCTGGATAATTGAGCTTGGAGGTTGTCGCAAGCACCGTTGTCTGCTCGTTGCCGATGCCAGTGTGCATCTGAACATGACAGATGCGCTTACCACGCTCGCAAGGGAAGCTTTCGGAAAGGCAACCATCGCTTACGTTGACGATATCAAGACTTCATGGCCGAAGGCGTCTAATCAGATGTTCAAACACGCCGCTATTCACGCTGCCAAATGGGAACATTGCCCGTTCTTCTGGTGCGAACCGGATTGCATCCCGCTCAGATCGTCCTGGTTGGATGAAATCGCCAATGAATACGCCCGATGCAACAAGCCGTTCATGGGCAAACTCGTTTCCACCGATCAACACGGGATGCCCGCCCTTCACATGAACGGAAATGCCGTGTATCCGCATGATGTTGGCCTCCGTTTATCCACTGTTTTGAACGGCGATCAGGCTTGGGACATTGCTTCGGCTGATATCACTGTGAAAGATGCTTTCAACACGCCGTTGATCCATCATTTCTGGGGAAGGTTCGATTTGCCGCCGCATTTCGAGGACTACCGCACACGCCATAGCGCCGAGAACACGCTCACGTTGCAGAATATCCCAAAGAAAGCTGTCCTTTTTCACCGTTGCAAAGATGGGTCACTCATAAGAGTGTTGCGCCAACGCTTCAATAACGACGCTTTCACACCCTTAATCCATAACGCCGCTGGCAAGCAGAAGACAATTGCCGTGAATACAGATTGAAATTTAACGACGCTGACAAGGTATCGGAAGTGGTGATGTACATGAAGCAAGCCGATCTTCCGCGCTCTGCCAATCGTGCGAAGATCAATCAACTGTTCAACGGCGACCCGCCTTACACCGAAGAAGAAGCTCTTGAGAGCAAGGTGCAGATCAACGTCAACTTTCTTGAAGCCGCCAAGATCGCTCACGACGCTCGTTCAGCCTACGAAAACGCTTTCCTGAAGCCTGGTAACTATTTCTCAGTCACGTTGGATTCAGGCCCTCAACACAAACGTTCTGCATGGGGGAAGATCATCACCAAAGCCATCAACCGTTGCATGAAGAAGTCGGCGGCTTATATGGACGTGATCCGATCAACCGGCGCGTCGTCTGTTCTTCACGGCATCGGCCCTGTTGTCTGGGATGATCGCAACAAATGGTGCCCGTGCGCCATTGGCGTCGAGGATGTCCTTGTTCCTTCCGGCACGCGAGTAAGCCTAGATAACATGAGCCATTTCGCTGTGTATCGGCAATACACACAGGCGCGGCTGTTTCGCATGACACACGGGGACAAGCGAGATCCAGGTTGGAACATGGAGGTTGTAAATCAGGAATTGAAACGTGTTCGCACTCAAGACATGCAGACAACCAGTTATCGGGACCTTGAAAGCCCTGAGAAACTTGCCGAGTTATATCGTCAAAACCTTGGCTTTTACGAATCGGATTGCACCCCAACCGTGGATTGCTGGGAGTTCTATTTTCAGGATGACAAGGACGGTGAATGGCAACGGCGCATCGTGTTGGATTACGAATCCAAACAGGACACAACCAAGTTTCTCTACTCATCCAAGCGCATTTACGCCAAGAACCTGTCGAACACACTGCATATCCAGTTTGCTGATGGCGCAAACGTGGCCCCGTTCAAATATCATTCCATCCGATCACTGGGTTACTTGCTCTACGCCGTATGCCGCATCAATAACCGGCTCAGGGGGCGTTTCCTTGAAGCCGCTTTTGAAGCGATGAAATGGTATTTCAGGGCTGCCAGCGCGGAGGATCGGGAACGATTGGAGAAGGTTGATTTATTCCATCAAGGCATCATTCCCATGGGCATTGAATGGGTGCCTGCCAATGAACGGTTTCAGGTTCGGGAACAACTCATTCAGGCTGCCATGTCTCAGAATCGGCAGAGCATGTCTGAGAACTCGTCCAGTTTCACTCAGGACGTGAACGATGGAACCGAAAAAGAACTGACAGCCACGGAAACAATGGCCCGTGTGAATCAGGCCGCTGCGCTCGTTTCGTCCATGCTCAATCGCGCTTACAACTACCAGTATTTTCAGTATCGCGAGATTGGACGCCGTTTCTGCATCAAAGATTCCGATGACGCATCGGTTAAGAAATTTCAGGAAGAATGCGAGAAAGCCGGTGTTCCCAAAGAGATCCTGAACGTTGAACGCTGGCACATCGAGCCCGAGCGCGTGCTTGGTGCTGGGAACAAATCACTCGAAATCGCCCAAGCCAACGCGCTAATGGCCGTCCGCAATCTTCACGATCCTGAACCTCAACGAAAAATCCTGCACATCTACGATATGGCAATGACGGACAACCCGGATCTCGCCGATAGTCTGGTTCCAGTTACACAGAAACAAGTCAGTGACACAGTTCACGACGCCGAACTTTCCATTGGCACGTTGTTGCTTGGACTGCCTGTCTCGATCAAGACCGGCATGAATCACATCGAATACGTCGAGACATTGATTCGTGGCATCGCTGCCATGGTGGCTCGCATTGAGCAGACAGGCGGCATGGCTACGCAACAGGAGATCATCGGGCTTCAAAACGTGGCGCAGCACATCGGTCAACACGTTGAGATCATTGCTCAGGATAAAAACGAGAAGCAAAGGGTGAAACAATACGGTGATGCGCTTGGCAAGCTGATGAACATGGTCAAGGCGTATGCGCAACGGTTGCAGGAACAGCAGCAGCAACAGGCTGGGAACGGTGGTTTGCCACCTGAAGCCTTGGCCAAGATCCAGTCAGCCACGATCCTTGCTCAGACCAATGCGAAGATCAAAGAAGCGAAGGCCGCGCAACAGATGCAGCATAAAGACGCTTCGTTTGCGGCTGGCGAACAGCGCAAAAACGTTCAGTTACAACAGGATTTACAGCGTGACTTGGCACAAACAAACGTGGACATTGCAGCGCAAGACCTGACAACACAGGCTGAAATCGTCAGGCAAGGACGTAAACCACAGAAGCCACCGACACAATGACCCTCTCCCCTAAATCTCGCTTCCTGAAGACGACCGAATCAAAAGCTCACCTTGATCTTGTGACTCAGGATTATTTCCAGACCGCCTTGACCGTTGCCTTGGCTGAGATGGAGATGAACATGCCGCCTCCCGGCAGCCCCACGAACGGCTGGGATAACGCCAGTCAGATGCAAGGCGCAAAACGTTTCATTGAAGTTCTACTCAATTTGGCCGAACCTCCCGCACCGCAGAAGAAACCTGTCAGCGAAACCCTTAAACCCATAAACTGATATGCCAGCCGCACCCGCCGCTCCTCCGACTGAATCGGCCCCTGCCGCTCCCGCTCCAGCGGCCAAGCCAGATTCAGGGCCATTTGTCCCTCCACCACGGCCACCGGCTTCCGAACGGTTCGCTGATGAATTTGCTGAGTTTGATCGTGTGGCTGCCGGTGATACTGCCAAGCCCGATCCCAAGCCCACGGAAAAGAAGGCTGAGAAACCTGCCAAGCCAGTTGAGAAACCCGCTGAGAAAGTTGAGAAGGCGGTTGAGAAATCAGAGGAGAAGGTTGCTGAACCGGTCGATCCAAAAGAACCGAATGTTGATCCGGCTGAAGCTGTAGAGACGCCTGACAAGAAATTCCAAACCGCCAGGGAGGTTCGGGAATGGGGCCAGTCGTTGCACCGTGAGAACGTCGCGTTGAAGAAGCAGATGGAAGAACTCAAGAACGCCAAGCCCAAGGACGATCCAACCAAAACGTATCAGGAAAAGCTCGCTGAGATGGAAAAGCGCCAGCAGCAGCTTCAGGAAGAACTGAAGTTCACCAATTACGAGCGCAGCGACGAGTACAAGCAACAATACATGGTGCCACTGCACAAGGCGTATCAGGCTGCATTCAACGATCTGGCCGAGATCACTGTTGAGGCTGATGACGGCACGACTCGTAAAGCAACCGAAGACGATTTCCGAGTTGTCACCCAACTGCCTCTTGGATTGGCCAAGGCCAAGGCTCGCGAGTTGTTCGGTGATCTGGCCGAAGATGTCATGGCACATCGTCGCCGTGTCATCGAACTGAACGAGGCACGCAAGGAAGCTCTCGAAACCTACAAGACCAAGGGCGTTGAACGAGAACAACAGACCGCTGCACAACGCGAAGCTGCGCGTAAAGCGCGTCAGGAACTATTCGAGGCGTCCATCAAGGAAGCTCCTGAGAAGTTCCCTGAATACTTCGCGCCAATCGAAGGGGACGATGAAGGCAATGCACTTCTGGAATCTGGAAACAAACTCGCTGACATGGCGTTTAAAGGCGCTCAGGGCCTATCTGAAGAAGCCCTTGTCAAAGCTCATGCAGAGGTTCGCCTTCGCGCAGGCGCGTTCAGCCGTGAAGTCCTAAAGAACAAACGGCTTAAGGAACGAGTTGCTGCTCTTGAAGAAGAACTGAAAGCGTTCAAGGCTTCAGAGCCGACTGGAGGCGACACAGGCCGTGACGAGACTGCCCGTGAACTGTCCGTTGAAGAAGAAATCGACGCCATAGCCGCAGGAAGGAAAGCTGCCTGATGCGTGAACACCACTGCTTTTACAATCGTTCTGAACGGCGCACTGACAATCGAACAGTGCATCCGTCATCACGCGCCGTTGTTTGATCGGTATGTCGTGGTTGAAGGGGCGGCTATGCGTTGCAAGTCCCAGCCAAGAGGCGATGGCCGGTGGCTCACTGGAGGTAAGAAGAATTCAACAGACGGCACAGTTGAAATCCTTCAACGGCTTGAGGACGAGATTCCCAATCTGAAAGTCATCTACGCCAAGAAAGTGTGGAATGGGAAGTTGGAGATGTTTCAGGAAGCCCTCAATCACACCGATTATGGGCTTGTGTGGCAGATAGACTCCGACGAGTACTGGCGACCATCGGACGTGTCGAAGATGAACCGATACATGGAATCGGAGACACATTTCACTGACGCTGAGTTTTGGGCTTTTCACTTTTGGTCAAGCCCGTTTCTTCACACTGAACTTAAACCCACGGCTTGGGGAAACATTGTACCATGGAGGCGATTGTTCCGGTTTTCCAAAGGCGATTCAGCATTGTCACACGAGCCACCATTGATGAGGAGGAGGAACAAGGATGTTGTTGCTCGCAGAACTCAAACATCAAGCATGGGTGTCTATCTGTTTCATTACGGTTATTGTCTCAGAGAGCAATTCAGGCAGAGAGAGGTTTTTTACAATTTGAAAGAGGGAGAACTTACTCAAGAGTTGGATGCATTTTTAGGTGGATGCGGATCTCCACCGTGTGGGGCGCTCGTTGAATACAAAAGACAGCACCCAATTTCGATTGACTTTCTTCTTGAAAAGCGCAACATGCTTGCGCATAGTCTATGAATGCAAAGGAAATCATCTCTGAACATTACAGGCGTATTGGATCTTCCGGAGGAAAGTCCGGCATTGGGAAGGCGAAAGCGCGACCGTCATGGCAGGCTAAAATGGCTGCCGACGCGAGATGGTCTAAATCCAAGAACGCGCGAGGGAGCCATATTAGACTTCAAGAATAGAGTATCAATTGATGCCGCTACAGGATGCTGGATCTGGATGGGTCATATAAGGCCAGATGGATATGGGCGCTTCATGTTTGCTAATGAGATTTACGCGAACCGTGCCAGTTGGGCTTTGTTTAATGGTAGCATTCCTGATGGCATGATGGTGCTTCACAAATGCCCCAATGGACATAATCGGAGCTGTGTTAATCCTAATCATCTTTACCTTGGAACACATTTACAGAATATGGCCGACAAGCAATTGAACGGCACGAACCGATCATCATACGGAGAAACTCACTATAGAGCGTTGTTAACCGATGAACAGGTTAAAGAAATAAGACGTGTTCATCGGAAAGGAATTCGTGGATTCGGGATGAGGGCTTTGTCTAAACGATTTGGAGTCGCAGAATCGACTGTCTTTGCAATTATTCATAGAATAAACTGGAAGCACATTTAATCCCATGCACAACTCGCTTGAATTCGGCATAGCCATGAGCGGTTGCGCACCCGCTCTGATCGGTTGCATGTCGCCCATGATTGATCCAGAGAAACATTTCGTCTATGCCGAGATCGGTATAGCTGAAGCTCGCACCCTGGTTGCCGTTGCTTCGATCATTGAGACGATGACACCAAACTTCACCTGTCACGGTATAGACATTGAATCCGGCTGGTCGCTGAACATGGATGAAGTCAGGCAACGCACTGAACCGTTCGGGGACAAGATTAAGATTCACCTGAACGGTTCAACCGACTTCCTGAATTCATCACCAGATCACTCGATTGACTTCCTGTTGATCGACGGTTGCCATGAGAAAGATTGTGCGGCAAAGGATTTTGAGGATGCCTGCACTCGGATAAAGTCGGGGGGCTACGTGGCTTTCCATGACACGGCAGATTTCATGCAGGGCGTGCAACCGCAGCCGCACAACAATCAACCGTGCAATGTTCTGGCCGCATTGGAATCGGTTGGATTGCTTCACGATCACAGACCGGGTTGGAAGCTGCACTGGGAAGTCAAAGGCGTTGAAGGCGGCGAGAACAACGGCATGATGATCTTCAAGAAAAATGGAGACTAGCACCTGTCTTGTTAGCCTCGGTAGGGCGGGGGACGTATGCGGAAGCTTACGAGCCGTTCCGCTTCTCAATGCCAGGCATGGTGGACGCATCGCCATGATGGTTGCGCGTCCGTACGTGGATTTGCTCGACGGCTGCTCCTACGTTGAAGCCGTCCCGTTTGAAGGTCCTTTCACTAAGATTCACGACGCACTTGCCATTGCCAGATCGAAGTATCGCCATGTCATAAACGCAGCGGTGTACGGAGAGAATTACGGCACAGACAGAAAGGCAGAATCGTTCTGCATTGAAAGCTGGCGATTGATGGGCTTGGAACATGCCTACTTCGATACACCCCTCATCTTCGACCGTCGATCCCCTGAACGTGAAGCCGCATTAATCGCAAACATTCCCACCGACAAACCTTGGCTCCTCATCAATTGCAGCGGCCAATCGTCCCCATTCCCTTACACCGGTCAACTCAGGCAACAACTGCGCAAGTGGCGTGACAAATTTGAAATCATCGACCTGTCACTGGTGAAGGCTGAACGACTGTATGACCTGCTCGCCTTCTACGATAAGGCTGCCCTGTTAATCACCACGGATACAGCGACACTTCACCTTGCTGCCGCCTCCAAAGTCCCTACGCTCGCCTTCATCACAGACAAGCCGTCTATGTGGCACGGCGCAGCCCCAACGTGCAATTGCCCTTTGAAGATCCGTTACAGCGATTACCCGAATCGCCAGAAAGAAGTTGATGCATTGATCGGCTCCATTCGTCCAATTACTCCCATCATTCCCATCGTTCATTCCGGCCCTCGTCTTATTCATATCTGGTCTGAGTATCCAGCCACCGGGGATGACGCGAGACGTTATGCCTTCACCAAGACGACGTGGGAAGCCGAGTGGAAAACCGCCAACTGGCAGCCTAAACCGCTCACGGATGATCTGTTCAAGCGGTCGTCAAAGAGCGAATTGAACGACGTGCATCCTCTGCCGTTCATTAAGGATATGATGGATCTTGGTTGTGAAGGGGCAAACGATGACGACGTGATCGTGTTCACCAATCGTGATACATGCCTCATGAAAGGAATTGGAAAGGCGATCCTTCGCGACATTAAAAAGTCATCCTGCCTATGGGCGCATCGTTGGGACTTCGGACATCTGGACAAGCCGCTTGAACCGCATCAGCTATTTGACGGCGCTCTGTATGTTGGATGCGATCTATTCGCGTTCACTGTCGGTTGGTGGAAGAAACACAGAGACGAATATCCAGACATGGTTTCCGCGAGAGAGGCATTCGACTGGATGCTCCGCGAATTGATGAAGCTAAGGGGAGGAGTGGAATGGCACACTGGCATTTATCACATTTCCCATGCGAGCTATTGGTATAATCCTCGCGTGAAGAACTCAAACCCATCCCAGCTTCACAACAAACGGCTCGCCAGAGAATTCCTCACCAAACACAAGCTGCCGCAGGATGGGTTTAGTCGCTAGGCTTGGGTGATGGTCAAATCGTCGATATACCCGACAAAATTTGTCCCTCCCCACGCTTCGGCAAGTATCTCAACAACGCCAGCCTCCGTCGGCTGGAACGTAATCGTGATTTCTTCCCAGACGTTTGCACCAGCACTCATCGCCGCTGTCACATCATTCGGAATCCCGCTCAACTGAGCGCCTTTGCAATTCAATCGCAGAGTCAATCCTGTGTCCGTTCTTCGCAGCCAAGCCTTGAAAGTAACCAGCGCATTTGCTGCACAAGCCACCTTGGCAATGCTAAGATCCAACGGATACGTCGCGCTACGATTAGTGCTCGTAGGCAGCAACGCCCATGAAATTCCTGATGCTGTGTGACGAACGGTCGCCTCGCTACGGATCAATCCTCCGTCTGTGAAAATCTGATGGTTGTCAGCGATGCCGTCGTGTTTTTCGGAGAAGATGCGGGAGTTAGCGAAAGCTGTTTGTCCTGTTACTTCTGTGCCTTCTGACATGGTAAAGTTTCGGATGTAGTTTATTCCTACAGTATTAGTAACAGAAGACGGATTTCCAGACGTTGATCCCGAATAAATAATGTTGTTGTTTCCCGGTATAGCACTTACTCCGTTGGTACCATTATTATTGGCCCCATTCAACGTCGTGATACTGTTTCTGGAACTGTTGAAGAATTGAACTCCGTTGCTACCGTTATTGTTTGCACCGTTCAAAGTCGTGATCTTGTTGTTGGAACTGCTTGAGATAAAAACGCCGTTGGTACCATTATTATTGGCCCTATTCAACGTCGTGATCGTGTTGCTGAATCCTGTGGACATACTTACTCCGTTGGTACCATTATTATTGGCCCCATTCAACGTCGTGATACTGTTTCCGTTCCCTACCCCAAAGTTGACTCCGTTGGTACTATTGTTGTTTGCCCCATTCAACGTCGTGATCGTGTTGCTGAAGCTGCTTTGTGTAAAAAACATACCGTGGTTGTAACGTACCAATCCGAATTTATTAAGACTTACAAAGCTTTTTGAATTTAGCGTAATACCTCCATCCCCAAGCCCATTCTGACCATCGAACCAAGTCTCCAAGGTTTGTGTGCTCATGTCCGTTCGATCCCAACCACCTTCAAATGAAATGAGATTGCCATCTGTTCCAGAATCCTGGACATCATTGACTGGCGCGGAGGCTACAGCCATGACTGTTTTGATAGTCTCTCTCTTGTAAGTCGTCACTGTCTCAGTCACGCCTGAATAACCACGCCAATTCGTATCAGTTGGAATTGTGTTAACCCGCATATCTAACACTACCCTTGTCCCATTTATCGACTGAATACCGTGCCATGTTTCCCCAGCCGTGTTCTTCCCAATCAAGCTTGTCAGCGTGAGACTGTCCGCGCTGCTGGATACCTTGCACGCTAGAACGTTTGAAATCAAAAATGTCTGAGCGCCGTTGTCTGTGTTCACCACGAAACCGATAGACTCAATGGCTGCGCCCAAAGCTCCCGCCATATCAACCGTGATTGGCATCCATTGATTGAGAGCCGCGAAAGCAGGGATATTGATCGTGTTAACCGGAGTCACGCCTGCTGCATCAGAGCAAAGAGTCAGTGATGTGGAAGCCGCCAATCCAAGCGTGCCTGCCGTCTGCTTGATCCAGAACGATACCTGTTGCTTGGATGAAAGATCCAGCGTGCCAGTTGGAAAGTAGGCCGCCAGTCCGGTTGTGAAACCTACTGCAACCGCAATCGAGTCTGATACGTCGCTGCACTTGAAATCTGACGTGTTCAGTGAAGTCGTCACATTCGCGCTCGCTGTCCACGCCACCCGTCCTTCACCACGATTCGCGAAGCTCGCAATGTTCTGCGTGAGTGCAGACGCCAGTGTCACCCGCGAGTTGTTTCTCAATCTTGCTGTCCCACTCGCGCCACCTATCCCGTTCCCAGTGCTACCAACCAACTCGAACGTGTTCGCCGCTACGCTCGCGACTTCCCATGTTCCATTCGCGTTCGTGTTTGTCGTGTGACCCGTGATGATGATTGTGTCTCCGTTCGCGTAACCGTGGCCAGTGAGTGTTACCTCAATCGGAGCCGCATTCGTGCTGCTCACGATGTTCTGTGTAGGAGCAAGTCCTCCCACTCGATCTGTCCATACTCCCGTAATCCCAAGCGAAGTCGGAGCAGGACTGCCCATCACTCGGATTACGTCGCCAGGGGCTATGCGTGCGGCTGTAGCTCCCGACGTGAAGGTTTTCCATCGGTTCGCAAAGGACAAACCATCTGCGGCGTCTGAACCGTCCTCGTACGATAAAAAGTAGGTGGCCAATTTATTTGTTCTCCGTGATTAAGGGTCTGGTGCCGCAATAAACGGTTGTGCCTGCCATGCTACATCCATTCCGTCTGTGTCGATTGAATCTTTTGCAGTCACATTAACGAATGGTTGAGCCTGCCACGCGAAGTCCATCGTCTCAAGATCCGCCTTGTTTGGCAACGCGCCTTCAGGCGGCGGAACAGGAGCGTTCGCAATCTCACAAAGCAACTGTGTCTTGATCGCCGCACGTTGTCTGGGTGGCAGGCAAACGAAGCATTTGCCGTCACTCAGCAATTGATTCACGTCACAAGCCATGACGCTACGCCTCGCTTATCTCGCAAAGAAGTTGGCTTTGAACGGCGCTCTGTTGAGGCTCTGTCAATCTCATGAACGGTTCAGCCGCATCTATCAACTCATCAACCGTCTGCGTATTGCCAGCGATCTCTTTGAGAAGTTGAGTTTGAATCGCGAGGATCTGTTTGGTTGGAAGACACGAAAAACAGCCGCCATCAGCCAGGAGTTGATTAGGATCGCACGATGCCATAATCAGTAATCAGCCGCCATTGCATCAATCTCTTTGTCAGCCGAATGTTGAACCGGCACATCCTCGTCATCGTTTGAAATGACTTTTTCGTTGGGCTGAACACCGCGCTCAAGGGGCTTGCCATCTATGTGTGTGATCGTAAAACGCTCTCCGATCTTGATCCACTTCACCATTGCCTCGCCCTCATCCTGTCCCATTGCAACCGTTCCTTCAGGCGGAGTGAACTCGACGCCGGGATAGTTGTCGTGCATTTGCATAAGGATCGGGAGTGGCCAACCCATTGTCAGCCACTCCCGCTTGGTTATTCAAGGCCGCAAACAACGTCCAGTTCGACGCTGTTACACGTCGAATCGTCCAGCAGCAACGGATTGGCGTTTCCAACTGCGCTGAACGTGCCCAACGAGCCAACGTTCGCATTCAGCCAGACAACCAGCGCATCCATGTCTGCCAACGGTCCTGATGCGTCATGCACAATCGGCACACCATTACAGGTAATGCTCTCGTCATCCGCACTGATCGAGTAGGTTTCCCCCTCGCCCAGTTCGCACAGAGTGAACGACATCTGCGGGTTCGGGCACGGATCATTCGCGCTGTTGTAATCCTGCTCAACATAGCCAGGATCATCGGAGCAAGGCTCCTCACAGGCGATGCAAGAACGATCGCGCAGCGACAGAATCGCAATGACCCATTCAGGCCGCACGTACTGTGTCGCATTCACGAAGTCCGCAATGAACTTGCCCTTGTTACGCCGGGTGTTCTCGATCACGCAACCATTCGAGTCCGCCCCGAGGTTGTCCTGAACGAACTGCCATTTGCCGCCAAAATCACGGGCTGCAAACGGCATCATCGGGTTGATCTGGGTGTTGCTGCGAACCAGCGATTTCATCGCCATCCGGTTCCAGATGAAGTCGATCTGGTAATGGGCATTCACCCATTGATCGTTCACGACTCCCTTGATCCCTTGCGTCGCCGCCTCGTTCACATACGGGTAAACGCGTTGAAGCGTCACGCCGTCGTTGAGCAACTGATACCGGATTGGGAACATGTCGATGCGGATACCGAAGTTCCCCACCGCGTCCGTGATGCCGTACTTATACAGCGCACCCCCCTTGACGAAGTTGTCGAACCGATACATCGCCTGCAACTCGGCATTGCCTTCGCGCAAGCGCCATGCCGTCTCGATGTCCGTCACAAACTCAAACATCGGGGGCATGTCAGGAACCGATCCGAGATAGCCGTTGAGCATCAGCGGAACAACGAATCGCTGAAGCATCTGAACGGTCAGCAAGCACGTCGGCAACACGCTCGGCACAATCTCCGTGCAATCACCGTTATCCGTGTAGGTGAATTCAGTCAGTGCCAAGCTCGAAACCACCTTCGTACCAGCCCCGCGAAATGCTTCCGTGCGGAACCGATCCGAGATGATGATATTCGTCGCCTGCTTCAACTGCTCGACGTACCCGGCAAACTGAGCTTTCGCCCGGTCCGCACTGAGAATCAGGTCGTAGCAGAAAAGCTGACTCTTGAACGATTTGCGCTGGAGACTGTAACTGTCCCTGGTCGTACCAAATCCAATCTCCGTTTCGTTGGGATCGCAAGGGGTGCCGATACAGGATTCAACCGTGACGTCTTCCCAGCAACCGGCGAGGTTAGGGAAAACACGGTTAATCCGGTCGAACGTATGAGAAACGCCATCCTGTGCCGGGAAGCTCCCGAGCATCACGTGGCCCACCCAACCGTCGGTTGGTGTGATGTCCTTGATTAACAACTCGTCGAGATGTTCCACGCGACGAATGAGGATGTCCGAGAAAGCCTTACAAGAGAGACTGCCTGCTTCTGCCATAGTTTTCGTGCTCCAAAGTGTTATGGACGCAAATGCGTCCGGTTTACTTCGTAGCGGGCGTTTGACTACGGCAGCTCGAACATTTCCGAGAAGCCTCGACCCTTCTTTCAGAGTCTCCCAAAAGTTGCGGATGGCAGCTTTTAGAGTGGCTTAACACTTGAACCCAGAATCGCCGCAACTTGGCCAACCTGAATTCGCCTCCGTAGCAAGCCAGAGGACTTTACCGATACATTGCTGAATGGACGGATACGCTCACGCCTTGAACTTGTCAAGCAGATCGAGTTGGTTCATAAAGGGTTCAATTATTAGACATCAAGTTCACACGATTTATCAAAAGCCCGTTCAGCACAAGAACATGGAATGTCAGGCTCGGAGTTCGCCGGTTCATCGAAGAGGTCTTTTTCATTTGCGAGTTGCTCGATTAGTTCGTAAGGCTCTCCTAGCCTAAAGTGTTTTCCGTTTCGGGTCTCTCCGTTTGCAGATTTCTTGGATTCCCACCCCTTCCACCACCCAAGCAATCCCGGATTCTCTTTGACCAGCTTCACTCGTTTCCATTTCGCTTTCAAAAAGCAAAGATCGCAGTTTCCTTGGTAACTCTTCAGCCTCAGATCGAAACAATTCTCCTGCCAGAACTTAATTACGTCCGCTTCGGTCACGCCCCACTCAACCAAAGGAAAACGTGGGTGCTCGAAACTGTCGCAATTAGCGAGGATCTGGATTGATCGGTGGCTTTCGTCTTTTCTGATTCCAATGATGCTTGCGTATTCTTTCAGCCCGATGGAGAACAGATACCGCATCGCCGTGCGTATCTTGAGTTGGATGGAGCATCCTCGACTTACCACATTCGGAAGCACGGTCATCCAGTTAAGCAGTTCATCGAATGGCTCCCCACGCCTGCTGGCCGTTTCATAGGTAACGATTTTGTACCAGTGAACAGTCTCTCCGATGGCTGCGGCTTTTGCGAGATTGGCGTTTCTTCTCGCCGTAGGGAAAATGCCATCAGGAATATCAGATGCCAGTTTTCGGGTGTACTCTACCCATACAATGGGAACCTCCCATCTGGTCTGGACTTCATTGACGAAATCGAGTGTTTCCGGCATCTCCTTGCCTGTGTTGCAGAATATCGTGACATAATCATCCCGATAGTGTGGATATGCGTCGAGCAACTTACGAAGCATGAACCCACTTGTTCTTCCACCGGAAAAGAGCACAGCGGGTTGGGGGGCCTTAATGTGAATTGGTTCGCTCATTGTAATAAAACGACCCCAGCATCCAATGGCGTGATCGTCGGGCTTTGAAAACCCTAGAAACTCAGATGCCGGGGCCAAGATTTATTGTGTTCGATCACGCGCCTCAAATCCTACTGACAATCCTTGGTGAATCAAGCATAAATGGCTCATGCCCGACTTGGCGATGAAACTGAAACCGGATCGAATGAGGATTGAGAATTACGCTGATCTGACCAATTTACCTGAACCTGGCCGAATCGTGACGATTCTTGGGATACGCGAGATTCATTTTTTCGATGACAAGACACATCGAGCGTATTGGGTGGCAGCGTGGTTGAAAGTGCCTGAGACGGCTGAATTGTTCATTCAGGAATGCAATCGAATTTTCGCCGGTGTCCATTTCGAGAAATGGGAATACGGGACGAAACGATTCGAGGCCGAAGGGATAAAGATCGGTTGAGCTTCATGCAGGCAGGACACGCGCATGGGAGATCGTCGTTGATGGGAAGCTTCCCGATCAACAGACCGAACCCGCCGCACACAGGGCACGCTGCATTGATCCAATTTGGCTTCATCATTAGATTCACTTAACCATAACAAGTAGACTTCCTGAAAACTTTCGTCAACGGGATTTTCGGAATGACAGGGGAGCGGGAGCGGGATTATGGTGGCGGGCGTGAGCGTGAGACCGATTACGAGGTTATGGGAGATGAGTAGCGTCATCCGGTGCCCTGCGTGCCGTGAAACACCCCTACGCTGGCGATCCGAACGCGGGTGAAAACCCCGCCGCGCTCACACTGAACCCAACCCGAACTGGATAACGCCGTGAAAACCCTAATCTTGAACGAATCACTGGTTGAGGCGCTGACAATCCTGCAAGCGAGATACGATGTGGACAAGCGAATGGATGATTTCTCAAAGCGCGAAACAGGTGAGAAGTTCATCGGCAAAGGAGAGCTTGAGTTATGGATTTCCAAGCAAGTAATGGAGACGTTCAACGCGGCAACCAAAGAAACACCATGACCTGTAAAGAAATCAAAGCAGGGATGAGGATCGCCGTTGTCACTGTTTACGAGCTTCATCCTGTTGAAGATGAAGACAGGGTTTTAAACGGTGAAATGGATGCCTGTGGAGAAGTTATAGTACACGAAGGCCAAAATAAAATGTGGGGCAAACAAATCTGGCCTATACCGTGGTCTGAAAGAGAAAAGAAGAAGCAGTTGTTTTGCTTCGATATTTTCGGGTGCGAGGGGCAGTTCGAGTTGTTGGATTCAATAGCCAACAACATATCAGCGATGCCTCAAATGTCTTCGCTGACGCCTCCTTATGAACACATCTCCTACAAGGAATTTTTAGACAAGAAAGAAACACCATGACCAAGATCCAGACAATCGAACATTTCATTCAAAAGTTCACGGCCATAAGCGACGATCAATGGTGCGAGAACAGTCTGCAAGATGCTTTTGGACGACGATGTGCCCTTGGCCATTGCCTGATAGACACCAGCCTGCCGATCAAGGACTGTGAATCTGAACGGTTAACCGCACTGTTTCGACATTGCTTGTCCGTTCCACTTGTAAATGACGGATGCGATTCCAGGTATCAACAGCGTCATCCGAAGCTTCGCATACTCGCCGCGTTGAACGATCTGTTGCTTAGAGAGCTTGCCGATCTCCCGTCGTCAGACCCTCAGTCTTCTGCCTCAGACGCCCCCGCTAAAACACCGCATCAAAGCCGTCCTAGAACAACGGTCGTGCGGACAACGCTGACGACGGGAGCTTGATTATGGCCGTAT